TAGTACGTCAGCATGGTTTCGAACGCCGCCGTGCCGAGCGCGGTGGCCGCGCCGGAGTAGGAGTTCGAGTTGCCCCCGCTGAACATGTCGCCGAGGTCGTAGGCCGTCGCATCGAGGTCGATGAGGGCGCACATGATGACCTCGTCCTGCCAGCGGGCCAGTTCCGCGCCCACCATCGAGGCCTCGCCCATGATCTGGCCGGTCCGGTCAAAGAAGATCGCCTCTTTCGTCACGGCAACCACCAGACCGTTCTTTTTATTCTTAATACGAATTTCCTTCTCCTCGGGCGGGGTGATCGCGGGGTAGTCTTCCTTCTCGCGGACCTCGCTCGAACGACTCAGCTTGCCAATCCCCTGCCAGCCGACAATCTGGCTGATCTTCTGTTTCGAGGGAACCACGCGAACAAGGCTAAGACCTTGTTTCGGGAACTGATCGTAACCGGCGATCATGACGCTGGAGATAATCTCCCCCGCGATCGTCGGGAACGCGGTGGAAGAGGCGGACTCTTCCATCCCACGGGCAACCACCAGGCCTTCCCAGAGTTCCTTGAGGGAAACATCCGAGATGCTGATTTTCTTTTCCTTGATGAGACCCATCACCTTATTGCTGAACGCACGGTTCGCAACTTTCGGATCCGTGTGGTCGCGGGCGAAGGACTCAAAAAGGTCTCTGACTGCGATTCCTTTCATGGTCGTTCCTCCTTAGCTCGGGTCGCCGAGATCGCACAGATTGCCTGCCGCCTGAATCGGGCGGAACATGCAGAGTACGGTCGTGGCGGCCAGTTCGGACCGAACAGCAATTGCGATTCCGTCGGTCGTTGATTTTTTCAGCGTCTTGGCCGCGTCGTACTGCAGGATATCACCATAGGTGATTGCCGTTTCCGCGTCCAAGGTGTATTCATACACCGTTTGAAGGTTGGCCTTCGCCATGGAAATTGATCCCGAGGGATCCGTCGCCAGGTGCGCTTCCTCCGCCACACCGATGAAGGTGAGGTTGTCGGTCGTGGTGGCCATCAACACCGCTCTCCCCGAGGAGAGCTTGAGAAGGTCACCGATCTCTACCACCACACCCGACGCGATAGGCACACGAACAACGTCCTTCGGGCCGGAACGGTAGTTGAATTTATTTGACATGTTTTGTTCCTCCTTGTTTCAAGTTACCGCTTGAATGCAGAAACAAACGCGGCTTCATCGGGGGCGTCTTGTTTCTTGCCCTCTTCGATGGGACGCGCACTTCCTGCCTTCACGGCGGGTTCACCGTTTCCGGCGGGTTTCTTTTCCTCGGACTTCACCGAGAATTTCGTAGCCAAAGACTCTTGGAGGAGGATGATTTTCTTCGCCTCTTCCAGAGTGACCTCAGCCTTCATGATGGCGGGACGGATGGAGTCCTTGAACTCCACCGGCATACCGCTTTCGGCCAGCGCCACGAGTTTGCTGGCCTCCAGGGATTTGACACCCGCCTCCTCCAATTGCTTGGAGATCGCGGAGGTCGCCTCCTTCTGGATGGACTCAACGAGGTCTTTGCGCCCCTCCTTGAGTTCTTCAATCGTCAACTTTGTCAGGTCCATGGTTTCTTCACCTCCTCCTTCTTGTGTAGATTCAAACAGACTCTTGTTGAGGGAAGCCCGAGTGACGAGGTCAACGCTGTAGTCAACCCCCTCCTCGAATCCCTCGACTAAGGTCACTCCTTTTTCCTGGCGGTAGAATCCCCGGTCACGGAGCGAAAGCCCCGTATGCTTCGGTGGATTCTTCGCTATGGAAATCACGATATTCTTGACGGATTCCATCAAATGCAGGTTCCCCCGGAGCCTCGGGGTCGGCCCTTCCTCGACATGGAGATTGCGGAAGACCCCCGCAAGGTCCCGGATAGACCGATTGCCACGCCGCTCCTTGAGTTCGTCCGTTCGCGGGTGGTCGAGGTACATCTTCGCTCCCTCATACCGGGTCAGCCCCTCCTGGACGGCCTTCGCGCTGTACTTCGTTTTGTTTTCCGAAATCACGTTGCCCGTCATCAGGACGACGTCGTGGATCACGCCCGCCGCCTCATCGATCTTCGCGCCGCCGAGCGACTCACTCAAATCCATGCTCTCACCCAGATCCATCAATTTTTCTTTCATAGACGCCTCCTCTTATCACAGGGCACCGAATTTTTCTTTCAATTGCAAATCGGAACTTTCTGATAACCCGTTTGGCCACCACTCGTCAAAAGCCACCACTCGTTTAACATATGAGATGTCCGTCTTTTCGATGATCTTGTGCCAACACTTCCAGTCGCCCACCTTGATCCATTTCAGTTCTATCACCCAGGGTGTTTTTTCCTCTTTGAGGAGATCAACTTTATGAACGAGAGCGTTATGGTCAATCCAGTTATGCTCCGCCAGTTCCTTCTTATCGACGGACCGCGCCACCATGAACTTCACATGTTCACCTACAGGAAACTTTTTCGCCCCGCAGTTGATGCGAATCTGCTGACCATAAAGGGCTTCAATTTCCGGATGGGCGCCAATTTCCTCCGCAAATATCTCCAAACGGTCGGCAGGATAATAGGCATCGTCCGTCAAGTAGCTCACCCAAGAATCTTCCTTGAGCACGCCCCAAATCTGATTTGTCATCCAGGAATATGGGACAACACCCTTCGGCGTATCGAAGTGCCGAATGGTGTGAGTTCCTCGGAAAATATGGTCATTCCAGTCTTTCTGTATCCGTTCCCAGTTTTCCGGAGACGACATGTCGAGCACCCAGAGTCGAAAGTTTTGGTACGTCTGCGCCAAAGCGGAAGCAACGGCTCGTTTCAAGAGTCGCGGCCGGTTGCATGAAGGAAGAATGATTTCAAAGAACGGCGACGGCATTTTTGACCCCCTCCTCGAAATTTACGTATTCATCCTTGATGACGACCGTCGCGTAACACATGCAATGGGGGTGGAAGGGCACTGTGTCCGCGAAGGTCTCCGGATCCATGACCTTGCCCGCGTTCGCCTCGCAGTCACACTCTGATCCACCGTCGTGTGCGGAAGATAATGTGACCATCAAACCGTCAACCCACCCCCGAGTCTTCGCCCACTCCGCCTGGGCACTCACATACGCACGGTTAGTTTCCGTCCGCGCAATCCGCATGGCATTCGCCATTGGTTTGTTGTAAACCCCTGGGCCAGAGACGGGTTCGTCCGAAAGGTAGCCCTTGATGTCCTTGGCAATGTTGCGACTTGAAGTCCCGATGGAGATATCGCGTTCCAAAATTCGTTGAAGGTCCAACTCCGAACGCTTCGTCAGATCCCATATCCTGGAAGAGAGCTGGAGCCCCGCGTTGTTTTTTTGCACAATGTTTCGATAGGCCTTGTCAGTGGCGACTTGGTAGGCCTGGGAACTCTTAGCCATTTGCGGGGTTCCATTATTTGCCAGTGTCTTCGCCATACTAAAGGTTAATCGCTCTTCCATTAAATTCATTTCCTTCCAGGTCTCCCGATCAAGACTTTCTTGGTTGTCCTTGAACACTGGCAGGAGTGCAGCTTCCACGTTCTTGAATCCCATCTCCACAGAGCCCCAGACAGCATCCGTCACCCACTTCATCATGGCCCGCCTGAGAATCCCCATCTCAACCGTCACCATTCGCTTGACGTTGCGCAAGGAAGCAGTCGTTGGCGTGGCCCCCTGCACTTGGTCAGCGACTCGCTTTCCTGCCGCCTGCATCAAAACTTGGAGCTCTATCCCCATCGTGCTTTGCAAGGCAAAAAACTTTAGCCGTTCAGCGCGAATCTTTCTGGCCGTTATGTTTTGTGCGTTGATCTGTTTGGACGCTTTGGAGACTTTGTCTGCAAGGGCCCAAGCCGCCTCGACTCGACCAGCCCGGAGCAGATCGTCAATCGTTCCCCACGTGCTCGTGCGTGCAAGCGCGGGGTAGCGGGAGTAGAGTTTCTTCGCTTCAATCGAGCCGAGGATTTTAGCCATTTTATTTGACCGGAGGAACTGGCGGTTTCCCACCAGGCATACCCGGTTTAGATCCTTTTTTCTTTTTGAGCAATTGCATGACACTGCTTGCATCACCACTCTTGAGGATGGCATCCGATTCTTCTGGAGATAAGTCTGCCATCGCCGAGTCGATCTCCGCTTGCATGTTGGGGTCGTCGAATGGACTCATCGATTGCTTGAAGGGATTGTTTTCCTTCTCTGCTTCGACGAGTTGCTGTCGTCGCACTTCTTCGTCGTAGTCGTGCCCGAGCATCTGTGAGGCGGTGGGCTCACTGACAAGTTTTGCATTGACCTGCGCAACAACGGCATCTGTCGTTTCCTTCATGTCACGGTGCACGATCTCCGGCCATTGGACATCGCACTTGAAGAACGCCTCAGCCTCCGAAATCAGTGAGCCAGTCGCGGAAGAATCCCCTTCGTCCGATTGATCCGATTCCGGATCACTGGTCTGCCCCTTTGAGGGAACAGCGTCGGGTTTGGACTCCGGGTTGGGCGGTGGATTCCCAACGGCCTCCGCAATTTGCTTTGATCCTGTCTCCTGAAAAATGTCTTCTTCCGGCGGAGCTACGAGCTTGCCCGCGTCAACCGCCGATTGAACCACGCGTCGAAACATTTCCTTGACGTGTTGTTCGAAGAAAGTCTGCCAGAACCGAATCCCTTTCACGAAGGGCGATTCAGCTATCATCGTCGACGCATAGTTCGCGTTGCTCGCATCTCCGAAGACATACTCTGGCATGTTTGTCGCCGCGGCCATTCCGAGTTTAATGTTTCGCCCATCTTCGGCCGCATCGCCTGCGTTAATGTTGGCGGATTCAAACCGATAGTCCACGCCACTGTTCGCGTTAAGAATTGTGCCTGGACGTGGGAGTTGTTTCTTAACTTCGCCCGTTCGAGCCGACGAAGATTCTGAAATTTTGTTGGCGATTGCTTTGACATCATCCGACGTCCCGCCTTCAATCTTTCGAATCAAGACGATAGCCGTTCGAACTTTGTTGAGAATGATCCGGTACTTGAGCCAATCCTTGTACTGAGCAAAAAGCTCAAGGGCTGCTTGAAGGTACGACTCGCCGCGCTTCTGTTCAGAATCGCAAAGAATCTTTATGTGCTGGATTTCTTTCGCGTCAACCGGCTCAACATCACTACTCAAATAATTTCTTCGGAGGAAGTACGTGAGAGGTTTCTCAGGATCGTTGGGATCAACGAGAATCCCTTGCGACGCCGCACCACTCACATCTGACGGTGGGGTTGTCAAAAGCTCGACGTCCCGAAAGCGGACGGCGGTTTTCCAAGAAGGAAGGTTCTGATCGTCTTTGTTGTAATACTGCAAAAGGACTTCCCCGTCTCTGAAAGTACGAAGAACAATTTCTGGGAATCGAAGAGCCATTTGATTGCGCGGGGAATCCCAAAACTCCCGCCATAGCTTATGAACGCGGGGATCTTCCGATTGCGGATTGACCTTGACACCTTCGCCAACAATGTAATAAATAGCGGTCAGAAGCGCGGCCTTCGCGTTCGGATCAAATCGTGCAAAGTTCCGGCATTGCTTGAGCATCGACTGCTGATCGGCAGGAGTATGTGAATATGCGGAGACTCCGCCCGTCCTATCCCAACCGGCTACTGAAGACTTTTCTGTTACCAAGTTTGAAGCCTCTTCGATGGTCGAGGACAGTACGTCTTCCATGTCAAGCCGATTCTGTGCTTGGGCCAGACGAATCTTTCCCTCTTCGAGGCGGGTACTGTACCATGTTTTGAGAAGGTCAAACATTTGCGAATACCTCCGTCTCGTCTTGGAAAACAGAATCGCCAAGTTCTTCGTTCGCGTCCTCGCGCTCCGCCTGCGCATCCTTCGCGCCCGCAAGCACAAGGGCAAGCTCGTCCATCCGGCTCAATGCTTGGCTCGCCGCGTCCACACGGTCTTTCAACTTCTGTTCAGGAAAGGCGGCAGTCTCGTTGAGCCAGTCGTTAATCCAAGGTGCTATCTCTGGAGAAGGAACATAACAGTCGCCCGCCTCAATCGTAGGCGTCACAGCCACGGCCCGCACAATTTTGTCTCCAAGAGGGGTCACAGGAATCATGCCTGGGATCGTGCTCTTAAGGTCAGCGACGATGGCGGGCCCATTCGCTTTGTCCTCAACGAGGATGGCACGAGTCGAGGGCCACTTCGCTACCAACGAGAGCATTGCCCGTTTGGAATTCGGATAATTTAGCTGGGCATGGACTTCATCAAGTAAATATTTCTTGGAACCAAGCATCCCCCAAACCTGCCCGCTCACAAAGGAAGACCCACTCGTGTCCGTGAAAGTCATGTCCCAGGATTGGAGAACAAAGTCAAAAGCTTTCGGAAGAACACTGTAAAAATTCCAGTAATGCCTCTTCCAGATGTTGCCCGTTTCGGACGTCGGAATCTGCTGATACTGTGCGTCGTGCGTCCGCTCACCCATTCCTTTGCGGAGCTTCTCATATTCTACTGGCCCTTCGCGTCCCGTCTGCAGGTATTCCCCTTCCTTGACCACCGCTTTCTTTTTGGAAATGGGGAAAGAGTAAATCTTCCTCGCCTGCGCCCGCGCTTGAACACACACATGTTCCCACCCTCCTTCCTTCAAAACAAGCGAAGTAGTGTCCTCCGCGTGAAGCCTTTGTTGTACGAGCACCATGACATCTGTCTTTTTGTTATTAAGTCGGGAGAGGAGAGTGTTGGTATAAAAATCGTTCGTGCTCTTTCGCTCAGCTTCGGACTCTGCCATCTTTGGATTCTGAGGATCATCCATCACGATATAATCCGCGCCCTTGCCTGTCGTAGTTCCACCAGTCGAAGTGCTTTGCATCTTGCCCGTCTGAGTATTTTCAAATTCCGTTTTCATGTCTTGGTCAAGCGCCAGATTCACAAACTTCCCCCACTGACTCTGGTACCAGTCGTCTTTGATCACGCGCCGACGCCGAGTCGAAAACTCCGTCGCCAAACTCTGGGAATAAGATGTGAACATCCAACGACTCCATGGTGCGCGGGTCCAACCCCAAGCAGGCCACAACACCGACGTGAGAATTGATTTGAGAGAGCGCGGGGGAACATTGATGACGAGGCGTTTGATTTGTCGCTTGAAGGCAAGCTCAAGATGTTCGAGAATTAGTTCGTGATGCCAATTAAGTTCGAGGGGAGTTGCAGGTTCGATGATCCGCCATCCACGTTCCACAAATTCTTTCAAACTCATCTCATTAGGAACCATACCCTGACCCACGCGCCGAACGACGTCAGCCAACGCTTCGGCGTCAGACCGTTTCTTCAGCGGGGACAGTGACACGCACTTCCTCCTTTTCAAAAATCTGGGAGAGTTCCATTATTTCTTTTGCCAGATCCGGTGACAGCTTCAATGCTGTCCGGCAGTGAGGGCACATCTTCGGAATGTGCGCGTTGAAAATACTCAAAAGCTGGCGTTCAAACTTTTCGAGAGTCTCTGGGGATATAGCATGTTGAATTTCTTGAGGAGCTTTTCCGTATCCCTGTTCGCCAAGCCATGCGATCGCTTTGAGTTTGTTGCCGAAGTGTGTGGGGATTTTTACAATCTTGCCGCCCATCGTGATCGTCATATCGACGTTTTCGCCGTTGGCGGCAGAGCAGAGAAATTCGCGGAATTTGTTTTCTTCGAAGAGCTTGCGACACTGGGCGCGGTGAATCTCGGAAGGACGCCCGGAGTTCCCAGGGTTACTGGTTCCCTTGCGGTTTATTCTTGGGTCTCCCTTGACGAAACATCTTCCTCGCATTCGTCTGTCTCCTCAATGCTGCGATATGCACAGTGGTACTGTCATTAGTATAACTCTTTGGAGGAGAAATTGCAAATGGATCCGTCACTTTTGGCCGTCCGAACCGAGAAACGAGGTTTGGCAAATGCACTTTTGGCATGCATAGCGCCCCACGAAACACAAATCCTTTAAATTCTTTCTCACGCATAATCCTTCTCAAAGTCCGTTCAGGAATTCTAAGTACATACGCCAACGTTCGCCACTTGAAATAAAATTTGTCCTGATCCAGTTTCACAGCAGTCCCCTCCGCTTCCAGATCCCCATGCCTGTCTCTTCAAAACTTTTCTTGGCCCACCGATTCTTGCCAGTGTGATATTCTCCTTTCGCCCAAAGTTCTAACCGTTCCTTTTTTGTCCTACGCGCTTTCATCCATTCAACTACCCAATTCTCACCATCCCGTATTCCTCGCAGAACTTTACGTGCAATCCGAGCTTTCCTTATTCTCTCTGCCTTAATTCCAGATCTCTTGTTTTTTCGCCAGTCTTTAAGAACATCTCTGTATTCATTCGCCACCAATTTTTTATTTGGCAACAGAACTCCCCAATGATCCACTTCATTCTCCATAAAACCTCCTTTTGTATTCTATAACTTGGTTTATTGACAACTTTTCCTTCTCAGCCACCTATGAAAACTTGGTGTACGTGGGGGACCCCAGGTGCCTTTTGTCTTTAATTAAAAAAAAAAATTTGGATTGGGCGAAGACACCCTACCCTGGGTCCCCCACGTCAACCAAGTTTGTCAGTCGACCTCCGTCTCAAAAATAATAAATAACCCTAATTCTAGAGATCAAATTCCGCCCATTTAACTCACCTAGAATCACTTTCCGCTATTTTTACCCAACTCCCGAACCGCAAGTTCTAACAGATTTTTGGCCGCCAACAAGTTGTTCTTAACCCCGCCAACCCCCACTCCATGGCGCTCCAGCTCCTTATTTATCTGCTTCAATTCGCCCGAAATCCTCTCCAAAGTTGCCACTATTTTACGCATCTTTAGCTCCTTACCAATTAATATTTAAAGGCTACCATGCAACTTCCCCACCGATATTCTGGCAGGGAAAATTGCACAGTAGCTGTATTCTGAAGCATTTACACCGGCACATCTTCCGCGCCCAAAGTCAACTTCTTGCCGTCTTCTTTGGTTTGTTGAATAGCCCCATCCACAATGTTTTGAATCTTATCGGAGAGAGCTCGCAAAAAATCCCCGCCCGATCGAAACCCCGCCTCTCTGATGATTTTCTTGACCTTGCCTTTGACAACCAGACACTCCGGTTTTGACACCTTTTTCGACGACGTTTTGATCACCATTTACATCCTCCTTTTTAGCTTTGTTTCAATTGCAGGGATCAACTGCCTCCCTGTGTTTCGTTCAACCTGAATCACTCGATCATCCCACAATTCGACCATCTGACAATCCTTCATTGCCGTGACTTCAAGTTTCTGACCAAGGTGAACCTTGCACCAATCCTCAATGGCTTCAACAGCTTCAGGACTGTGCGCTCGTGCTGTGAAGATCTTAACCCTCCGTCCCGACGATAGCCACGAACGTTCGTACAACGCCGCGCCTGCTTCCATGTCGTCGGACGTATCGCTCATCGGACGGGCTCCTTTCGTTCCGTTGTGTGGTTCCTTAAACCTCTAACCAGCAAGCTCTCTCCGCACAAACAAGAATAAACTTCTGCTTCCCACGAGTGCGTCAAAAGCATTCCCGTCCCGCACGCGCTGTTGGGTTTGTCCGTCCACTCAATGCGCCCGCTGTGAACCAACCGCCGCCCGAAGTGAATCCAGCCCAGGCAGTTCATGGCAAGGGAAGATACTGAATGCGAATCTTCTCCGCCCCAGGGATTGCAGTCTTGACGTTGAAGACAGAAACCATCGACCGATCCACAACGTAATTCGAGACTACCCAGCTCTGGCGGTTTATATATGGCAGCTCCACCGGCTCTGATTGCCCTTCAACAAACACCATGATAGCAACGTCCCGTGCCGTCAGGAATGCCCGATTCAACATGATCCGTCGGTTGACGTCCGCAATCTCCGATGCAGGAATATCCACAACTTGCAACACTGGCGCAGGGTCAGGAGAATACTGTACCTGCTTTTCGGGTTCGCGATTTAATAACTTGTCACCATATCGCCCACAGCCGGTCAGTACAAAGATCAACCCAAGCATCATCAGTCCACAAGCCACCATGATTATTGTTCGCATTTGTTTTCTCCTTTTTTGTAGAACGTAAACCGCATTTGCATCCCTTTGATTTCCAGCTTCAAAGCCCGCGATCCTTCTGGGACCTTGAACCAGTCGATGAACGTCGGCTCATCCTCCGGCCGAATGATCCCCAGGCGCGAACCCCGTGCCATGTCGTGAACCATCTCCACAACGTGCAAAACCTTGGGATCTCCCGCTCGTTTAATTTTGAGGCGCATCGCGCAACTCCTCAGGGAGCTCTGTTTCAGCTTCCCAGGGAAACTTGACCCACACCTCGTCAGGAATATTTTCCTTCGCCTTGTCCACGAGGACGAACGTTCTCTTGTCGTCAAGTTTGAACTGCTCCAGGGTTTTCCCTGAGTCACGAATGTCGTCTACGATCACGTCCGCAATTCCGGCAGATTCGACGATCTGGCAATCTCCAAACTTAGCTACCAAGAGTCCAGCGACAATCGCTCCTCCTCTGGGAATACCATGGATCATTGTTTTCCGGCCCGAGACCATCGGCATCGGAATTCGCCCAATCCGCCCAAAGACGTCCTCCCAGGTCAACCGGAGAACCTTGCGCTTACCCACAGCGCGGGGATCTTCAACCTCGTCGGTAGCTACCGTTGTTGTGACAGGTATTTGTTTCGGAGCAATGGGGGTATGCAGTTGATTGGTAACGAGCTCAGCGTACCCCGCAATATCCGCCCAGCTGTCGTCGTAAAACGGATCGCCATTGAGTATTCGGCCGATCTTGTGTGCGATCATTTCCAAAGACTCACGCATAGCGTTGTTTAGCTTTGTCCAACCAATGACTCCCTTCATCAGTTCCTTTAAATCCTGGGTGATCTGGGCGTGGCCCGCAAAATCTCCATATCGTTTCCCTCGCGCTTCAAGAATTTCAGTCGTTTTGTCAGTCATTTTTCTCCCCTCTCTTTTTGTTTGTAAATCTTCCCGATGTTGATGTGTTCCCGAACCTTATCCGAAAGAGTCCATGCCGCACTACCCCGCGCCGCGCAGTTTTCCACGAGCTTGAGGAGGTTCATGTCTTGCAGACACCGAAACACCGTACTCTGGGGGAGACGAGTTTTGATCATGATATCCACAGTTTGGCAAGTGGCGCCCGCCCGACCATCAGTCAAATCCCACAACGCCCGGATTATGTCCTCGACACGGTCTGGGACGGTGTCCAAGGCCACCCTCAAAACAAGCTTGTAAACCTCGTCGTCCACGATGTTCTTCCCCAGAAACATGGCTATTCCCTGGCCGAGCTTTGCCAGTTGCTTCGCTAAGCGCGTCCCAACCTCACTGGACGGCTTGTACATGACTGTCCCTGAGAACCGGTCCCTTTCGACTACGCCTCGCAATCTGGCGCTCCACTTGGCCAGGTGGACGATCCGGAGCTTCATCGCTGAGGACAGTTCAGGGTTAACGGCTGGAACTTTGAGATTCGCCAGCCAGCGCGATCCGATCTTGGTGAGCTCATTTCGCATCTGATCCTCGTGGCCGATGTTGTTGAGGGCCCTCATGATCTTAGCTTCTTCAGAGTCTTGATCCCAATTCCCACACAGGCGAAACTTTAAGAAGCGTTCGCCCAAACCGGCGTGGATTGTATTGAAGGCCTCGATTGCGGGAGTCACACCGGCCAAGATTCCGAACCGGCTCTCGTACTTTCTGCGAATTCCATTACCGAAAACTTTTTCAGTATTTCCGTCGTAGACATCACGAAGGGTTCCGAAAATTTCGTCGCGAACGGAATAGTGCAGTGTCAACAGTGTTGTGAAGTCCTTGATGATAAGCATTTTCTGGTTCAGCTTTGGAAGAAGCGAAGGGTCCTGACCCTCTTTCCAAGTTGCCCCCGAGATCAAGGTGTGCGGAGTCAAGGAAGACAGCGCGTGGACGCCTTCCCCTTTTGACAACGACATCAGTAGCTCGCTCTTCATTCCCCCTGGCGGGGCAACCAAGAAAAGCCAGAGCGGATCCCCGCCCATTTTGTTCGCCAGGATCGCGCCGTACATGACCTTGAGCGCGTCGTCGTTCTTCATGTGGAGCCATTTCTTGTAGTCTTCGATCAATGCTTTCGTCGTAATCGGTTGAAATACTTCTTCCTCTTCTCCCAGGCCACCTCCTGCCGTATCCGTTTTGCCATTTCTTTTAACCGCTTCCTGGTCCTCGCGTGGGGCGGTTTTGAGGTTTTTGACAACATAGTCAAACGCTTCCCTTGGATGATTGTTGAGCAGTGCGTTCTTTTTGATATGGTCTCGGATGTCCCACCCGTTTTCCAGTCCTCCGGGCCAATGCAAATATCGGAGGGTTTTGGCTGTCCCGGAGAGCTTGCTTCGAACGATAAGTTCACCGGCCCGCCCAGCTCCATCATTGTCATAGAGGACAACCACATCCCTTCCTTCAAAGAAGGGAACCCAAAAGCCTTTGAATGTGTTGGCACCAGGCACACCAACGACAACCCCCGACTCACCAACATGGCGCAGCAACCAACGCCATGCAATAGCGTCCCACTCGCCTTCGCAAATATAGACTCGCTTGGCCCGACCCTCCTCAGAAACCAGATCCCTGAGGTTAAATAATCCTGTATTCGATGTTGGCGTGGACAGGAGCTTTCCTCCAGGACGATACATTCGTATGTCGAGTATTCTTCCTTTTGCATTCTGAACAGGAATCGAATACCGATTTCCTGACCATCCGATCCCGAGATTTCTAAACGCTTCGACAGGCAATCCACGATCGTCGGCCAATTGGCGAAGACGTTCTTCAGAAATCGATTCTTCGTAATTCCCTGCGAATGCTCCGAGAAGATCTTCGAAATTACCGTGCTCCCCACAGCGTTTGCAATCCCACAGCTTGGTTTCCTTGTTGGCATAAAAATGACCGTCCTTGTCGCAGAATGGGCAATCTCCTACAGCATTACCGGAAGACTCACGAGAAAATTCAATACCATGTTGCCTAAACCCGTTGAGATTATCGGGAGGCGTTTTCGATGACGTCAAGCGCATTTTGAATTTTCTCCTTTGGAATTTTTTTAGCAACGCACTCAGACAAATCCGACAGCAAAAGCAGCCAGCTCAATATGAAAACCATCTCTTCGAATGAAAGGTCAGGGTGTTCAGAATTTTTCCTATCTACCCGAACCATTGAACAGATTCTCTTCGCCAGCTCCACCTTCTTCATCCCGTCCTCCCGTTAACCGAGTTTTGATGTGTCCAGATGTTCCTCCTTTTGATCCCACCGTTTCGTCACCAACGCCAGCTCTACCGGAAGCTTTTTGATTTTCAAGTTTCCCCCGTGATCCTCCATCAAAGCGCGGATTTTTTCCGCAACCGCTCGTGTCAATAAATCCTTTCGAATCTCAACAACGAGCTCGTCGTGAATCGTCATCACGATGTGCGCATCCAGCTTTTCTTTTTTGAACCATGCATTGACCCGAATCATCGCATCTTTTATTACATCCGCGCCTGTTCCCTGGACGTAATAATTCGTCGCTTTGTACGCGAAGTCTGGGTCAACAAATATCTTTCGGCCCCAGGCAGTCTGGATGAAACCTTGCCGACGGACGGTTTCCTGGATGAAATCCATGAACGTTTCCACGTTCGGATAAAGGGTGTAATACCTGCGGAGGGTTGCGCGGGCTTCACTCCGGGGGCAGTCGAGGAAAGCGGCCATGGACTTTTCTTGCATACCATAAAGGATCCCGAAAAAGAACATCTTGGCTTTCGCTCTACTCGTCTTTCTCCCCTCTCGTTTTTCCCGATCGACCTGTTCATCCCCCCAGATGAACCGCGCCGCATCGCTATGCAAATCGCGCCCATCGTAGAGGGCACGAAGCATGGCGTCGCCGTTCGACCCGTCTGCAAAAATCCAGATTTCTTCCCCAGAATAATCGGCACTCAACCACACGTATCCAGGTCGAGGACAAAAGGGCGTCCTTGCTTGTATAGGAATGTCCGATCGGGTTGAGAGCGCGTTGGCCGCGTTCTGTAGGTTAGGGTTTCGACAAGAATATCGTCCCGTTGCCGGTCCGACTTGGTTGAAGTCTGGATGAAGTATCCAGCACCCTTCTTCGTCGAGCACTGCGGTGTCCAAGTACTTCTGGAAGAAATTACTGATCGCTTTCTCAGCTGAGTTGTGTTGCCTGAGGACCTTGACGGTTGGGTGGTCGATTTCCTGGAGAGCTTTCGCATCGACGGACGGTTGTCCTGAATCTGTCCAGTGTCGGACGGGCATCCCAAGGGTTTTGTAAATGTACGCTGAGACTTGGAGCGGACTGTTCGAATTGAAATCTTGTCCGATTTCTTTTTGGAGTATCTTTTTGCACCTTTCAATTTCGGCATTTTGATTTTTTATCTCCTTAACAATTATTTCGTGTTTTACGCGAACTCCCCGCGCCTCCATCTCCATCGTTACTTTTTGAAGTCGCAATTCCCGTTCATAAAACTTTCGGCAAGCGGGATCGTTGTTGAGCGCGTCCTCAAAAACTTTCCACAGGAGAATTGTTCGTTCAACATCCCCACAGCCGTAAGGATCTAGGAATTCATCGGAAGCCAGCCACATATCCGTCTTGATCGGGTTTTTCCCGTCTCGTCCTTTCTGGCCGATATTCCATCCTTTCGCTTTTGCCTTCCTTCTCAACCTGCTGACTTCTTTGTCAAGTGTTTTTTCATCGGCGTCGGAAAACCCTACATACTTTTTCGCCAAAGGTTTGAGTGCGTGGGTCATCTCGTTTGTTCGGAGAGTATGTGCCGCGAAGTACGTATCCTCCACGCGCCCACGAACCTCGATCCCTGTGAACTGCAACATTCGAATATCAAACTTTGAAACGTGAAAGACTTTTGTGATCCTTTCGTCTTCGAAAAAGTCTTTCATCTGGCGAATGTCGGCTTCGATCGGGATTGGCTTTCGGGTAAAAGGGTCAACCTTCCACCTGAATCGGCCCGTCTCCCCTTCTGGATTGCAGAAGGAAAAGTAAAACGGACGGGCACCGGTCCAAGGGTAAACCCCAGTCGTTTCAGTGTCACAGGCGATAACCTTGCCCTTTGGGATACGATCTAGAGGCATTGTCCGCTCCACGGGTTTCGGCCCCAGAGAGCCTTGTATCGCTTGGCAATTCCTTCGATCGCAGGCCATTCGTGCTCGCATCTACCAATCTCCCAAGCGCTATGTTCTTTCTGCATGTAGAGAGTACAAGGAGGCAGTTTGTCCTCCCCGCTGACCCGTCGTTCATTGTCCAGTTTGAAAAGACAGCCGGTGAATTTTTCTCCCTTCATGCAGGGGGGACAGATCAATGCACGAAAGTACGGATGGACTTTCTCCGCAAGTTCGTCAACCATGCCTCGTATGATAGGCTCCCACAGCCCGAGCTGGAGGATCTGGCATCCGCGCTTGCCGATGATGTGTTGAAGAGAGGCCAGGTTGAGCTTCCAAGTGATCCGGTGCGTCGCGCCGAGCGGGATGATCTCACGGGCTTCTTCCATAGGTACCCCAGCGTCGACGAGTCTATTGTAGGCGTCTTGAGCAATGCGCATTGAAACATGGAATTTCTCCTTTTGATCGACGGTCAATCCTTCTGGTGTTCGATATTTCCCCTCGTCTGCGAACTTCCCCATATCCAGGATCCGCATGCTCTGGCTCCACCACGTTGAGTCGGGAATGTCGGGAACGATATCGCAACCCAGGCGCGGCCCGACCTTAACCCCGATGCGGTGGCGTACCATCTGTTCTCTGAAACTGATCGACACGTTCTCCAGGAGGAAAACGAAGTCGAGGTTTTCAGCAACTGGGATTTTCGAGTCGATCACCTTCCTGAACACCTCCATTTTCTTCTCGATGTAGCTGTTCGAGACCGCCTCGTGTTGAATTTCTTTGAACGGACGGTTCGTTTTGCTTGCCTCCCAGATCTCGTAAATCGTCTCGATCGGGTTGATTGTCCACGACAATAATGTTACTTTTGGTAGATTCATTTGGTTTCTCCTTTAACAACAGCAGTCCATCCTTAGTGCTCCACAAATACCACATCGATCCCCCCGCCTGTCCGCATCCACCCGAAGTTTTGCAATGCAAGTTTTGCAAGCGTACGGTTGAAAAATTCCAAACAACTCCTTGACCTTCTTTTTACAGATCGTGCAAACTAATTTTTTCACGGAATCTCCTTTCAAGGCATCGTCATCATTGTTTTCGAAGCCTCATCCGCCGCGCGATTCAATTGCAATTGCTTGTACTGACAGATGGAAACGCAGGGCCCCTTTTTCCCTTTGTAATGGAACGTTGGGCGATATCGCTTTGATATTTCGGAGAGCGGTTCACTCAGCGCATTCCCCATCACGAACTCCGGATGCATGGCGATTGCCTCCCCGCCAGTCAAACAACAAGGGTAAACGTCCCCGTCGCATTTGATGTGAAAAGTTATTCCCCCCGCGTAGCAAGGGATAGAGTCGGCGTGTTCACTTTTTGTAAACTTCCTAACCCACTCTACGTCCTCACTGAAACTTGTCGGAACTTTCGGGGATGAAATCTCTTTGAGTTTGGCAAATTTATCCCAGAAATCTTTACCGACTTCCAGTCCCAAGACTGCCAAAAACATCGCCTTCCTTGGAGGATTCTTCATTTTGTTGAGCCTCTTGATGATCAGCGGAACCTCGTCAATGTTTCGATCACTCACGCACGTATTCGTTGCGATCGAAATTCCTTCTGAATTTTTCGATCCTCGCCCGAGAAGTTCCATACGCTCCAGAACATCTTCCGGATTAGTCTGAACCCCTCGCATTTTCTGGTACGTAGCTTTGGTCACCCCATCCAACGAGACCCGTAGACGATTGATCCCGCGCCGATACAGCTCCCAGTTTCCGTCAACCGCCAGGGCTGTGTTTACCTGGAGGGAAAAATGGAAGCGATCGCGGTGGTTCAACAAAAAACTTTCCAGAAACCACTTTTGAGGATCTCCCCCAGTGAAAGACAGATGTTCGAACGTCGGCATTTCGGACAACTGCCGACATATATTTACGACATCGTCCATCGTCAACGTCCCCCGCGCCACGCCGGTCTTGTGGGCTTTCCAAGAATCGCACGCGTGGCAATTCTGGTAACAGTCAGATGTGACCTCGATCTGACCCGCCACGTACCCGCCTTTTCGTTGAGCCAGCTTTCCGTAAAACTTTATGTCGTCGCGAATATCCACAGTTTCCTCCTTGGTTAGACTTCTTTTGGTTCAACTACCCCGCCCTCAACCTCTTGCTCCGAGGCTTCTTCAGCCATTGATATGTAGATCCGTCCGTCATTGTAATGATCCCGCCCTGACGGGTTAATGGCTATCCGATTGGCTTTGTTGGCCGCCATCATTATCTCGACCAGATGCGCTGGAAGCGGATGGGCCAAGCATATACCGTAATGGTTCTGGATCAACCCTGTCCACGCCAATCCGAGATTACGGTGGCCTGCAACATGGTCGCCGTAACGACTCGTTCTGTCTTTCCTTATTCTTTCCTCGACGTGCTTAGTTTTTTGAGTCATCGTTGATCTCCCTTATAAGTTCGACCGATTGGTTGACAAGGGGTCGAATAAACTCGTACTCGTCTCCGATGAAGTTCAACGAATACGCCTCAAGTTGATTCACATTTTCCATGACAAGCCGGTTGCCCGACTTGACTTCCTGGTGGAGATATGCTAAGACAGAAAGGTAATCGGCAAAGCGAACAATCCTGCCCTCCTGTGTAGCGTCCTTGGCGTCCTTCCAGTAACGAGTCATGGTTTCGGCAATGTATTTATTGCACGTCACGGACTGGAAAAGTTTCAACGTAAATTCCATTCCGGTCTTTTCCATCGCCTCTTCCAGTGCCTCCGATCCGTGTTTGACTGGGCGAATGATGTCCCCTGTGTAATGCTCTTCAACATCGTGAATCAAGGCGCGGGCCAGGGCCCTACCCTTGTCCACCGGCGGATCGCAATGTTCACAGATCAACAGAGTGAAAAAGGCGGTAAAGAATTGGTGCTCCGCAATATTCTCCTTGTGATTCCGTCGACACGTGGAAAATCTATCGACATACCGTAGTTGATTCCCGATGCCACAGACCATGTTTTTGAGTTTGATTTGAAGCATCATTGTATCTCCTTTCGCCATTCCTGGGCGATACCCCAGTTGTAATCCCAAGACGAATTTTTATCATTGAGGTCCTCATGTCCCTCCAGGAATTCCCCGACCTCTGGAAGCCCGCGCAAAAATCCTCTGCATCCTTGTGCCAGCATGACGTTGATCCGGAGGAGCTCATCCGTTGAAAACGCCACCACAGGACGCCCAATTGCGTACGCATACCCCATCTCCCAGATCGTCCCCGGATCGGGCGGGCGCGGGTTTCCCTTACTGTCAGGATTGTCCAAGCAAGCCAACGTTATTCCGCTTGACTGAATTTTCAGGAGATTATCCCTAAAAACTAACCCTCTCTCCTCCCAGCAAGCTTTTGGCTTTAAAACCAAAAATTTTCTGGGAGAATTACACAAAATACCCATCGCGTCGCATAGGTCTTCAATTCGTTTTATAATATCAATCTGGATGGAATTGAAAAACGGCCCAGCCAGATAAACGGACCGGTACTCCGGCTCAATTTGCTTCATGACTCCTGGAATTTCTTTTTGCATTTTTGTTCTCCGTGCGTGTTCAACAAGCATGCGCACCCCGCCAATTTGTTCTTATTTCCGGCGAACCACCATCTTCTTTTTCGGAGGTTCCGGTTTCTCGATGAGGCGGAGATCCGCCGCGGGGAAGATTTGCTTTCTCCCGTTTTCCACCTTGACGGTGACTTCGGCGTCTTCTTCGTTGATGGAAAGAATCGTTCCAGTCCCGACTTCATCCTCTCCTTCCATGCAACGAACCGGCATCCCGACCTCGATGTCAACAGCCTCATCGGATTCAGACTGTTCGGCAGGTTCGGGCTTTTCCTTGGAAACACGCGAACGCTCAACCACCGGTTCCTCAACGGGAGTTTCTACCGTCGGAAGCTCCGAGGATTCATCTCCTTCTTCGAGGAGACGGTCAACGTACACGTTCTGGTAATCGTTCTTGGTTTTCAGAACGACCCGGATTTGAGGACGTTTCTTGACCAACGCCTTGAGAGAGTCCTCAAGATCATTGATATCCTCCGGAGCTTCTCCGCCCATCGCTTCGATCTTCGCGATAAGGTAGGGGATACTTTCGGCGCGGTCGAGACCGTTGTAGTCCCTCTTGGTCTGGCCCTTGTAATCTCCGTCCAGGAAGGTGAACTCGAACATCACCTGATCCCGCCCGGAGGCCTTGCTTTCCCCGCGCTCAGCATCCGTCAAGGCGACGGCGTACCGACCGTCTTCGAATACCGTCCCTTGCCCGCCCTTGAACTCCTCCTTGGCTTGGTGCGCGTCTTTCCAGGCCTTGGATAACACTGACTTCGACAGTTTGAATTGCTCTTTAGCCATGGCTACTTCCTCCTGATTATCAACTTCGATTCCTTCCCTGCAGGAGCGGAAGGTTTATCCGTGAGGTCATTGTTAAAGGCTCTCACGAAATTTTCGTAAGCTTGTTTAGCCGTCTTGCCCATAGGAACAGCTTCAACCCCGATGAAATGGTTTTGAAGCCGGTGTCCACAGGCCACCTGTGAATCGCCACGCAAGCGGAGCGTCCGCCCTTCCTGGGGATCATATTCCATGTACCCCCAGATGTCGACGATCGGTTCCAGAATTTCCCTCGCTTGCTTCGGCATCGTTGGAACGACGCGATCGTACTTTCTCCCGTCGCGTGCTTTGATCTCGCGCTCCATTGCGTGGCTCGTAAATATCACGCCCCGCTCCGTCTTGAGTAACCGGAGGACAACCGAGGCGAACTCATCGCGGATCATCGACCAACCCTTGCCGTAGTCCTCGTCGGAAGCGTGCTGGATTACCATTTTCTTTAGCATGTATTCTTCGCACATCTTGAAACACCGATCGGCCGTATCGACCACGACCGTCCGGAAGGAACTACGGTCTTGCTCCAGAAGTTCCACATACCCCTTGAACTCCTTCCAGTCGACTACTTCCTTCTGGTATATCTCGAGATCGCGTCCTCCTGGTTCACACATAAGAAATAGCGCGTCTTCGAACTCCGCCGCGAAGCTCGTCTTGCCGATCTTTTCTCGCCCGAAAATCAGGATACTAAACTCCCCGAGGTCCTGGCGTGGGATTGACTTCTTGGCCGGAAAAGCAAGAGCCGACCGTTTCGTGGTCTCAAGTTTCATTTCATGCCTCCTTTTTGTTTGTTAATTCTGAAAACAGATGCTGGCGTTTGTAAAATCCGGTGTAGTTTCCTGAAGCGCAAATTCGGAGATACCGGCAAGCCCCGTATTTGTCCATACAGGAAACTGGATTCTTGTACGTTGGAAGTTTCCCCTCGACCCAGTCTCTGAATTCGTCCAGGATCTGCCGCAGTTCCTTTTTGAAGATGTCCAGATCCTTTTTGGTTTTGTCGACGCGATACCGAATGAAGTAGTGTTTCGGATCCGCCAAGACCTCGTCCTCGACCCTCGTCTTGAAACTGGACAGGTTTTCTTTCTTCCCAAGCTTTTGTCCGGGACGACGGATGATGTTATACCGCATTCCGACAGGCATTTTTCCGTACATCTTTTCGCAGGCCAGGGTGTAGTAATCCGACTGAAAGTCAAAAGCCAAAAGTTCAGCGATATTTTGCTCCTCAATTCGCCCTTTAGTCTTGGTTTCGAACACCCAGATCCCGCCCTTGTTGTAGACGCCGTCGATTTTCCCCCGGAGTTTGTAACCCTGGAAGTCAATCTCGAATTCCTTTTCAAGCGCCAGCCACTTCAATCCACCGAAGTCTTCCTTGCCCCAAAACTTGAAGTAGGACGGCAGGACAGCTTCTAGAAGAGCGGTGTTCATCTCCAATTGCTCCGCATCTTCCCCACTCGCGCGCTGGCCCCGTGGGGACTTTTCCCAGATGTCGACTTGTTCTTTGATGAACCTCAACACCTCTTCCGTTGTTGGCGGTTTCTTACGATCCTCAGTGTAGAGTCTTTCCAAGACGCCATGAGCCATCTCTCCGAATTGAAGTACGCTTGCTGTCTTGAGAGGAGTCCACCCTTCAAGGTTTATCTTTGACATCTGTCGGCATTTCAAAAAACCACACAACAACGATTGACTTATTCCTTCTTTGAGCGGGTTAAACTGCGGCATTTAATGCCTCCTTTATTTTTTGAACATAAATCGGAAAAGCGGGACTCTTTGTTCCGCCCACACGAAGGATAAACGCCGGATGTTCCATCGTGAAAACCTTCAGTTTTGCAAACATAGGATCTCCAAGCAAAGGCTTTTCGTTTCCCAAAGCCATTCTGGCCGTTCGCCCAAGCAAAACAACGACCCGAGGATTTATCGTTCGGAGAGTCACTCTCAAACGCTCTTTGCAATTGTTGACCTCCTGTTCCGTCGGCGGACGGTTTGGCCCGCCAAGCCGGTCGCACGGGCGACAGAGTACGAGATTTGTGTAAAAGCAATTGAGCTTGCTCCCCGTCGCTTTAATCGCCTTCGAAAGCAATTGACCGGCGCGTCCAACGAAAGGCTTTCCCTCAAGGTCTTCAAGCTTGCCTGGGCCCTCACCTATAAAAACAATTTTTGAGTCAAGCGGCCCGCGCCCGAAGACATGTTTTTTGGCGAAGGTTCCTATATCGCAGGATTGACAGTCCTCATAACTCCCCAGCATTGCGTCCCACAGCTGGCGCTGAATGTTCATTTGAAAACTCCTTTAGCCCAGAGGCCGATTCCTACTGCGTCCCATATATCAACTTTGAAATCTTCACAATTCGCCGCACCTAACAATTGAACAATCCTCTTGTTGACAATCTTTTTCGGAAGCTGACCTTTCCAGTCCCGAACAAGAACAGGATGAAAGTCAGAATATTTATAAAAAAACGCTGTCAATGCACGAACACAACCGATGTAGAAGCACAATTTCTGGAGCGAACCAGTCCCTACCGAAGCAATACCGCCTGTCGTGCCTGCGAAGAAAATCGGCATCTCACAGTAAAAATCTACATCGTTCCGGTTCGGCAGCTCATTCATTAATCGCCGCGCCTGATAAAAGGCTCTGTCCTGCCACTCACCGTCAGATCCTTCACGTACCAGGCCGACCGCTGTCGGAACTCGTCCCGCTCTGGCTTCCCAATATGCCCAGCCGGTCGAACCAATCCCTGGATCAATTGCTATGATCGATCTTTGCACGGTTTCGCTCCTTTATAGAATTTGCGATTTCACGGATTAGGTAGCTGTCGCTCTCTTTCTTTTTTCGCCGGAGTGCCTTGACGGCGTCTTCGTCTAAAGATCCTTCAGTGACTAAGTCGATAATCAAGAGAGGTTCCTTTTTGAGAGGGTGTTCAATCCGGTCTTCAGACTGAGTCCTTATTTCGGAGGAGTAGTTGTTGGAGAAGTAAATCGCTGTGCTAGCGCAAGAAAGATCCAACCCAAACATGCCAACTTTTGACTGGAGGAAAAGGACGCGTATTCTTTTTTCCATAAAATTCTTTCGAACGACGGCGCGATCATCCTCAGCAACGGTTCCATCGATAAAAGCAAAATCTTTACCCAATGATCCGTATGACTTGAGCGCATGGTGAATTTCCGAGTTAAATCGGAACCAAACAACGACCTGTTCTTCCTTAAGCTCTCCAAGCAAAAGACTTCGAAGTTCTTCGAACTTTCCTTCAAACCACTTTTTTCCATCGACGTATCCTCCTGCAAGCCGAGCCATCCACGCCAATTTGACGGGAACCCAGATTGTTTGTTTTTCTTCCCCAGAGGGAAGTTCCAAAACGAAATCCGACTCTAACTTTTTCATCAATTTCTTCTGCTCCGGTTCCATTTGAACCATTCGCTTTTCGTAAAATTTCTGGTTGGCAAGACCGACGTCCGCTCTCTTGCAGGTAAACGTGAATTTTTGGATAAAATATTTTATCTTTTCTTTGAAAGGTTTTTTTATGAGCCATTCAAAACCGCGCCCCACCGGAAAGAAGGCAACGTTTCGAAACTTCCAGTAAGAATCAATCCCTAAAAAGCTCCCATGCAAAAACCTGAACTGTTCGCAGTAGTCAAGCGGCCCCTCTGGCGCGGGGTTGCCAGAAAGAATGGCCCGCCGGTCAGCGTTGGCGCGGTACTGGATCAACGTTTTGGTGACCTGGGCTTTGGGGTTCTTAAGGCGGGTTGACTCATCCACGATGATGGCGTCCCACCGGTAATTCGAAACGAGTTGTTGACAGCGCGTTATTCCTTCAAAATTGACCAAAAACCACTTGGCTCCTGCTTCCAGGCCAGCACTAAATGAGGCTAGCTTCTCACCAGATGCTCCCAAAAGTAGAACTGGGCGGGATTCCCCTTCCATCTGGAGTTCCTCATCCCAGGAGCGAACCACGGAAAGTGGCGCGACAACCAAGATCTTGCCAGTCGCGCGTCGAAGCCATTCGATCATGACCTTGGTTTTCCCCAGCCGCATTTCCATGAACAGTGCCGGATGCTTGGTTGACCGACAATATTCAAGGGCGCGTTCCTGATGAGGGAAAAGGCTCCGCTCTTTTCGTTCAAGTTCAGTATTCTTTTTCATATTTTGACTTTACGCAACAAGAGCGCGGAAGAATTTAGGAATCCCGCCGCGCTCTTGGGCATTTATTTTTTGGATTTGACAGGCGACTTGACCGGCGCGGCCTCCTTGTTGTAAGGATTGGATTGCGTCTTAGGTTTTTCGCCCTGGGTCAAAAGTCCCCGATTGTAGCGGGAGCGAACAGTCGGGACCGCATCGAAGACTCTGGAGTGGCGATCAGGGAATTCTTTCTTCAAGAACTCGCTAATTTCCATATCCCCGAGACGCTTCGCACCAGGGAGCGTTTCGTTTTTCTGGAAAAGATGCACCCAAGTCTGATTGACTCCCATTTTGAGAGTCTTTCCCTCGATCCGTTTGACCGGACCTTCAGATTTGACTGCCACTTTCTTCTCGGACTTTTCTACAACCTTGACCGGCTTCACTGACACTGCTTCTTTATCCAGCTTGATTTCCATTGTTTTCTCCTGTCGTCGTTTATCGGCTTTGGATGGATACCACAATTTCCTAAGCCGTGTCGCATGACAATTCCAACAACCACCATCCTCAGTTCTACTTGATTCCTTATGGCCACACCGCATACGGGGGTTTTCCTCTCCTGCAATTAAACCGGAAGGAACCGGCGTACTTGCTTTCTTTATTTTCAGTCCCATGATTCAGACCTCAGCTTCTTGCCAATCTCTGGTCGTTTGGATCTTCCAGCCTTTCAACTGGAGATAACGGACTGCCAGCAATTGACTCGCGAAACTGGTTGGTGGTTTCTGGGAACTGAACCATTCCTGTTCCTTGGCCGTCAAAGATGACGCTGAGCGGACCTCGCCGGTTGGGAATACCCAAACCACCAGCGCGATCTGGTTGAACTTCTTTTTTAAGGATACGATTATTCCATTCATCTGCGCACCTCCGGTTTTCGCATGGCGGGCAACTCGGCCAGTACTGAATATTCTGACTGAGCCACCCACATCCTTGAAGCCCTATCGCCATCAAGGTCAACAATACTATTCGCATTTCGCACCTCGTCTTGTTTCGAATGGTCCGTTCTCAGCAAACAACCCAAGGCTCCCCACGTGGAGGGGGCGGACACGAGCCTCGCCTTACCGCGCCGCCGGTGCCTCCTGGGAGGAGGAAGGCCGACGGCGGGAAGGTCCCCGGAGGTGCGAACTTCGGGGAAGATTCTTTATGAAGCCGTTCTTTTTAAGGAAAGAAAGCCCATTTCGGGTTTTCCTCATCGCACAGACCCGCGCTCTTGAAAGGAAGGAAGTTGTTGTTTTCACGACAACACCTTCACTTCGCTTTTCAAGTTGAAAAAAACCCAACCAGTTGTTCTCGTATTGTTCCAACCCACCTCTGCACCGAAGGTTTCTTCAACAGCGTCCGTCAAGAAGTCATACATTTTCTGGGAAAAATACACGTAGGCGTTTCCCTTTTTGTAGGTTTCATGGTCGAGGAAGGGTTGATCCGAGACGTCCAGAATTAGCTCGAAGCGAACCGTGCCAAAGGTCTTCTTGCCTTCGTACGTCCCTAGCTCTTTCGTGACGAGCTTGACCAGTCCAGATTCTTTGTGGAACTTGGCAACCAAGTCATTCCATTTTTCTTGAGTGGTTTTCATTTTCGCACCTCCGGATTTATACTTCCTAAACTTGCTACACCCGTATTATAACTCTTTTTTGCGAAAATTGCAAAAGTTTTTTTATCGTGAAAACTGATGACTTTGTGAGCTTTTTTGAAAATAAAAAATTCGGAATTTATATTCGCTTGAAAAGCGATGATATTCAACTTATTTAGAGACTTCATTTTGAAAAATATTTTACGCCTCAAATACAGTGCAAATCATCGTTTTTCAGATGTTTTCCGTCTGAGAAAATATATTTTAGAACTCCAAAATAAACCTCTAATTTTGCGTTTATTTGCCTTTTCACCGACGATTTGAGAGGTGGATAGATCCGATAACGAGGGGTGTTAAGGGTGGTTTCTTCGCCCAATCAATATTTTTTTTTATTAAAAGGAAGAGAAAAGAGAGGTAAGGCCCCCCCCGCCGTCCTGAAGCTAGCCGAGATAGTTCAGTCGGGCGGGGGAGCGATTGGGCCCTTATTAGATATCAATTCACCAAAGAGGAATCCCCGCCGACAAACCGAACACAGCGTGTCGTTTGTTGGAAGGTTTCCCTGCCCAGACTCCGAAGTAAATCGTATTATCGGAGGTGTCGAAGATGACCGGCGAAAGCCTCGTTGATACGGAGACGAAGGGAACGTTGACATCCGTTCCAAGGACCGGTGCCGCGCCAGCTGATAACCTCCAGGACTTTCGTTCCACAAGCACAGTCTCTAACCCAGGAAATCCCTTCCCTTCCTCTGGGCAGTACAACTGAACGGCTTGCACAACTTGAAGCGGAAGAATGAAAGTCGTCTTATCGGACAACTTGAATTCCACCGGCTTGGCTTGCGCAACCATCGGAAGCAACAACGTTATCAATGCAAGTAACTTTTTCATTTTTGTTTCTCCTTTTTTCTGTAATTTCCGTAGGCCACCCAACCGCCTATTCGGACGCCGGTATATATAACCCAGGCTTTTAAGCTGTTGACTTTATTGAAGAGCATGGCTTCCTTAAAAATTTGGTCGCATTTTGGCTGTGGGAAAAGCCCCTTCTGGTAGAGGAAATCATGTAAAAGGGCGGGGAGCCAATACGGACCGAAAGGAGGAAGGAATCGCCAGAAGATTCGGGGGGTGCTTGCGCCGTCCGACTGTGTGCCTGCAGGAACGATAATGACCTCGCCCGCCTTCGTGGTATAGGAAAACTCCTCAAGCGTAGTAACGTGGCGGCCATCCGCGCTCCGGGTTGCCAGAATTTCTTTGTCAAACCCTTCCATAGCACGCCTCCCTTTGAAGCCATTTAATAGGAAGTGGTTCACCATATTCGCCCCGCGCCCCGATGTGGAGGTGCGGGCCAAAAGTATTCCCAGTGTGTCCAGACAACCCCAAAACGGTAGACCCGGCCTCCACAAGGTGCCCTTGCTCAACATCCACCCGTGAAAAGTGAGCGAGATTGATTAGGGTGTAAGGGCGCGTTGGGCTGTAGATGATCTGAACCATCAACCCGAACGACGGCCACCTGTGATCCGCCCCGACAATCGAAATAACGCCCGAACACGGTGCCATCAGGGGGGTGCCCTCCGGCACCTCAATGTCGTAGCCCTCATGCTGGCCAACACCGTTGACCTGTCCGCGTACCCATTGGTTGTGGTCGTCGTAGTGCCATCCCCATGCTTTTCCCCACGCCAAAAAACCCGCTTTTCCTATCGGAAATTTTTCACCATCTGGTCGCAAAAGTTCGACTTCTCTCATGTGGCCTCCGGGCCGTTCGCGCCCCATGCTTCACGTTCTTCAGCACAGTCTCGGCAAAGATGCTTTTCCTCAATAATTGAAACTGTGATGTGTGAAAGGGACGGTATTTTTCGTCCAGTTTTTGCATCGTAAAATTGTCGGCATTGTGGACAAAGACTTTTTGAAGTTCCAGATATGTCTTCCATGCTATGCCTCCAGATCCAATATTTCAGGTTACGAAAAATGAGACACCCTTCCATCCCAAGATTTGTTGATCGCCGACTGAACCTTGACAGGGAGAAGGTTCTCGTTGTAAGTTACTTTGACAATGATGTGATCGCCGCTTTCCGGAGTTCCTGCACGGCAATATCCTTTGTAAATCGCCATGAGATTCTCATTATAGTCGAGGCGTATGTCCGGAACGGTGTAGGCGAAATAATGTTTGATGATGTACGCTTCAAAGTTGTCCATTTCATTTTCCCACGATTACGATTTTCCGACGTGCGCCCATGCTCCAGTTATAAATTGACTGGACTGCCACCATTCCCACCGAAGCAATGGCAGGGTCAAGACCTTTGAGATAGCCGTAAACCTGCGCAGCGTGGCTTGCCCATAGAGCGATGTGCTCGGTCGAAAGGTAGTCGGGGTGGGTTTCGGCCAGGCGGTAGAGTTTCCGGAGCGTCCGGCCCGCGATGAACACCGCCGCAAGACCTGCGACGAGGGGAAACGCTATGTCGCCACGCAACCCGCGCCCCGCCGCAATAATAACCGCGCCATAGGTGAAAACCGAACCGATGAAGGTCGTTGATTTGAGAATTGTTTTCAATCTTTCCATTTTTATCTCCCCCTGATCGTTGTTAAATACGCCCGAATCCATCCCCATAACCATCCAAATGTTCCCTGGGTTTTGTATTGTTCCGTAGACGCGTTGAGTAGCGCCCCTGCCAGAGTGGGGGTTGAAGCGCTAATGGCCGCCTGGCACGCTGATTGCACCGCCGCCGTTGATACCGCCGGAACTGCCGTTGCAATGGTCGTCGTCGTGAGGGTTTGTAGTCCGCTGTTGTTGATGTTGTCCAGATATCCCGCCCTGGTGGTCGTGTAGCCTTGAACGGTTAACGCCGCCGTGCAACCCGCCTGGATGTCCGACGTTGCCACGCTAGGGCGCGTGCTGGCCGTGTATGCGTATGCTTCCGTAGCGTTCGTCGTAGTCGCTATAGCCACCGTCATTGTTGACGAGTTAACCCCCAGCATTATTTTCGCCTGCGCTGTCGTATCCGACCAGATTGAGGCTGTCCCGACGGTGTTGACTCGCACACCACCAAGCCCTGCGGAATTTCCAAAAGATCCACTGGTGTTGTATGTGTTGACGAGGGCGTCCCATACGGCAGATGAAACATCGCCCATCGGAATAATCACGTATTTCGTAGTTGCCCCAGGCGTTACTGCCCACGCCGGGACAGTGACCAACCGTGACGTTCCCTGATAATCAGTAATGAAACGCGCTTGACCTGCTCCCGTCCCGCCCGTTAAAAAAATGACACAGTTTCGATATATTTGAGCAGTAGCCGACGCTCCCGAATCCAGGGTTAATGATGTGGCCGCACCGGAAACAGCCTGCCCGGAATAAATAGCGTTCAGCCGTTGTCCATACGTTCCGGTCGTCAAGTGAGCGGACATTAACTCTTCCCATACCTGATTTGCGGTCGTAGTGCCTATGGTTGCATCCGTCATGGTCTGTAGGGCCGCGTTGTTGATGTTGTCCAGGTACCCCGCCCTGGCCGTGGTGTAGCCCTGCAAAACAAGACCGCCCGTGGTTCCGGCAATCAAGTCAGCCGCGCTAACCGAGGCCGTCGTTGTTGCCGAGGCGTTGGCATAAACCATCGTTTGATGGGTCGTCGTCGCCAGTGCCACTGTCATTGTGGAGGATTCGTAACCGGTGACAATAGTGGAAACGTTGGATACGCTTCCAACTGAACCTGTGACATTTCCACCCACGTTCCCCGTCACGCTCCCCACCGTTCCCGACACCGCTGCCGCCGTGGACTGGGAAATGATCGTTTTAAGAAAATCAGATTGAACCGATACCCCTCCGCTGAAATCGCATGACGGTCGTCCTTCCCGCCAAATCTCGGAACATCCATAACCGTTCGCCCAGCCTTCTGAGGGAGGGCCAACGTAAGTGAACATATTCGCCACATACGCCACCGCGCCGCTTGTCGTTGTGGGCGTTTTGACGGTGATCGTCACGTAACCACCCTCTGTCGTTCCCATTTGACCACCAACAAGAATAAGCTCCCAGGTGCTGGCCGCCGTCGTCGTTGACATTGACACGGTTTGATTGATTGCACCATCCGACGATTCAAGAGTGATCTGCGGTTGCTCCGCCAACACCTGGCCGTAAGAGGCATTGCGTTGCATGTAACAAGAAACGGTGACGCCCTGATTCGCGGGGACGGCTTTCATGATTTTGTAGTACAGATTTTCCGTTGAAAGCGTCATGTCATTTCGTGGAGTTAATTTTATCGCCAATCGACCGACGGTGCGCGTTGTCGAATCCGTCATCCCCGCGCCACTCGTTTCAATCGTGCCCTCTGTTTTATACAAGATGCCCTGTCCGGCAACCGCGTCCGCATTTTGTACCCGTAGTTGACAATCCGCATAATCCAATGCCAACATATCGTCCCTGACTGTCGTGTCTGAGTTGAATATTGGATTGACAAGAGTCATTATGGTATTGAGGGCACTATTCCATCCAACAGCATAGGTATTTTTAATCGGCCTTCCTTCCTCAAAATTATAAAAATAGCTTTCATAATTGTTGGAGTTACTGTATATTGCCGCACCCGCGCCATACTGCTGTATGTCGGTGAATCGGCAACCACTCGACGCGCCTGAAAAATATATGTAACCGCTGTCGATAATCCCACCATTCCAAATAAGGCTTGCGCCTAACACGGAAACGTATTTGTTCGCCGCTGTGAAAATAGCGTCAACGCTTGTCAAATTTGATAAACCAGCGATCATATTCGCGGCACTCTGGTAAATTGAATTTGAAATAGTCCCAAACGGCATGTAAAACATGGGCGATGTGCCCGCCGGTAAACTATTCCGTGACCGAACATACCGAACATACGATGACACATCCGTGACGTTTAGTGCCAATTGCGAAATGTATTGCATTTCCAGATTCTCTATCGCAACATGCGGTTTGGAGAGTGAATTTGTTGCATAGCCTGAACACGAAATAAACGTCGCCGTAACCGGACTGGTAGATTTTATGACCGCGTTGCTCGTTAAATTCCACACCCACGTCCCCGTGGAATGTTTGTAAGCGAATGGGGTGGAAAAAGTCACTTGCTTTGTCGCGCTATTGTAAGCCGACGACGTTAATGTTTCATTTTGGACTGCGCTTTCACTCGCCCCGACGCAGATGAGGTCGCCGCCGCCAACCCTTAGCCCCAAATCATCAGTGAACGTCATCGTTGTCCACCCAATCTCCGATGTGGCCGAGGCCGACGTTTTGTAGAGTGCTTGCGACGCCTGATTGAACGCATAATTTCCGTGGATTGAAATTGACGGCGGATGATAGTTGTTGTTGATTGAGTTCCCGCTAGCAGTCGTTAAACCCTTGGAAGTAGCACCCGCCGCGAATATTAAACTCTGAACCGACGTGGTTGAAAGTGGGGTAGCGGATGTTCCCATCTCAAATCCATTCGCCCCAGGATATGACGAAAATATTCTGATGGTGTTTGACGACGTAATGGTGTAAGAATCCGACTGCGATGTTCCCCAGGTTAGTGTTCCACCCGCCCCAACCTGAATTGCTTCCGTTGAGGCATTGACATTCCCGACGGATATGCTGGTGTCAACCGTTACAACGTAGGAATTGATCGTCCCGGCAGCCGTCCCGCCCCCAACGATGAAAAGACTGTCCCCCGTTGCCGCCGGAGCCTGTGCGTCCGCCCTCACTTGGAGGTAGGCCAGCGTCGTTGACGTGCTGTATCGGAAAGCGACCGCCGTTGCCGAAGCTGATCTGGCCCCGAATTTACACAAAGTTGCGCCAGTGTGAAGATAGGGCGTCCCAAATTTGAAAAAGAATGGCCCGTGACATGGAGCTACCGTTGTCCCGGAAGATATCTGGAATGTTACGGTAGACCCGGCAACAAGAGTAGTTCCGTCGTAAAGCTGTACCCAAAAATTTGTTGATGCCACCGATGGCACATAGACCCAGAGTATAACGCCAGTCGTTGTAGAACCGGCTACCGATGTAAACGGTGCCGTATATCGTTCTGTTGCGTTAGTGGCGGAAAGATTATTTGTGGATGTGTATGATTCCGGGAAAGCGTAGGCACCCCCAAGGCTCCACGTCCCCGCCGCACTCATAACCCCCGTTGCCGTGGCAATCAGGTTCGCCGCCATTGAATTTGAGGCGATCAGCGAAACCAACAACGCTCGGAGAAAGAGATTCTTCATCACTATTTTCCCATCAAATCAAATTTACTATCCACCAAAAAATTCATAAAATCGGCGGGAATATCAACCGATTCATTGATTATTTTTTCAATGATTTTCCGTTCAACTTCATCTTCATTTTCCGTCATGGTTTAGCTACCCCTGTCGTAACTGTCCACGGAAGGCGTTTGTCCATATCCGCCTGTGCCTTCGCAACGTCCGCCAAAGCCCGCGCCTTATCATATTCAGTCGCCCGTTTGTTGATGGCCGCAACAATAATCGCCTCCGACAACCCCGCCTTCAAGATGTTTTCCGTTTCAAGATTGTGGCCGTCGTCGGTCATAAACAAATACTTGCAATGAGAATCACTCACCGAAACATATACCCACGGCTTGACAATTCCGACGTCCGAATATCCGAACATCGACAAAACCGATACTAACCCCAAAGCGTAAACAACTGCTGATAGTTTCATGGTTCCTCCTATTTCACCGCTACCGAATAGGTTTTACTTTCGATAGCAGTTTTAACTATTTTGGCATTCGTTGGCTTTACACTCGTTTTAAGTTTCGCAACTATGGCCGCGTCAACCGTCGTTGACGACACGGTGTTATCAAATTGACCAATGAAAATTGTCTGACCATCCGCTGTCGTGCAATCAACATTCATTACCGATTCCGTTTCTGTGACTTTACATTCGGCAGTTGTGTCCGGAAATACAAAAGACGGAACCCATGTCAACGTCGCCATCAACAAAAGAAACGGTATGAGCTTTTTCATCACTGGCCTCCTCGTCATTTCAATATTCGATCCAATTTTCTGTCCATTTTTTCCAGTTGCCTGACAAGGTCCGCCTCAAACTGTTCCTGCCGGGCGCAGTGGACGGCAACGGTTTGTTCGTTTTTCGTCACGCGAACGTCGAGTGTGTTGACGCGGTCCGGAAGTTCTTTGACCTGATTGAGAAAAAACAGCGCGGATCCTATGAACGCCGCCACCGCAATCCAGTTGCTGAGGCGTTCCGAATTCAAAAATTTCCTACGATCAAATGGATGTTCGTGCGTCGTCATGTTTGCTTCCCCTCGATTTGATTTTGCCTTCGTTTAACCTGTTCTAAAATCCCTGAAAAAACCTGGGTCACTTGCTTGAGTCCGGTTGTTTGATCGGCGATGAGGTTCCGCGCCTGCTCGGTGGCCACGGCATTCTGGTAAACCTCCTCCGCCACCTGCTGGATCATGTCAGTTGCCCACTGCTCGTTGCAGTCGAAGACTTCCTCGACTTGCTTCTTGACCTTGTTGTTGACAAAGACGCCAACCCATTTGTTGCATCGTGGGCGCTCATGGGTTTCTGGATTCTCCCCCATCTTCGAAGTCCATCCCTCTACGCAAATCTCGCCCATCAGCGTGCAGAACATCGGCTTCTTTTTCTCATTGTGGTCGTGCATCATGGAGTCCCTCCTGGGCTCAGTTTTTCTGGCACGCTATGACATCGGCATATGCCAGCGTTGTATCCGCCAAGGCGGAACCGGTCGCGCCGCCGTGATTGTTGGAATCATAGCTTCCGTATTGATAGCTGGACGCATAAAGGCTTGAGAAAGTTTTTTTCATCCTGGGCTTGTTGATGTATGGCGCGGTGTCCACCATGACCGCGAACGACCCTGCGTACTCGTATAGATAGGCGTAGTAAGCTTCCAGAACGCCAGCGTTCACCACGTCCGTCGTTAAGATATTGTGCGTGTGTGAATTTATGTAGTGCCGATGGGACGAGGAGGATATGACATGCGTGTGCGCCAGGGAAAATACGGAACTAATCCCGGTCACACCTCCGACAGTTCCCCCTCCGGCACCTGAAATGATTCTCAATATTTTATCGTTGTGACTCGTGAGCTTGGTCCAGTTCAGTGGGGCGGCGGCCTGGTAGAAGAACGTAATTGACGCGGCAGGCATTTGCTGGCTGTGGATGTTTTCATCGTTCTGCGCCAGCGTTTCGAGATCTTGCCATGCCAGTAGATGGTCGTCGGAAAAGAAGGACGTCATATCAGTATACCCATCATTATAGGCCTGTTTCATTGCAATTATGGCGTTGGCGTACGCCAGAGTTATGTTCGAAAGTTCGGATGCTGTTCCGTGTGTGTGGGTTGCTCCCCTGTCGTCGTTTGCGGTTGATCCTTCTCCGTCGGTTGCGGTCTGGCTCCTTACGCAAGCCGCCGAAACTACCGAACCGTCGAGACGCTTAATATCGCCTGAACCGTCTATGCCGAAGTAGTTCTGGATGGTAAATGATACGTCCGTTAAAGCCTCCCCTTCATCGGATATCACGTGTACATGGTTGGGGACGGTGTGAGCGTGCGCGGCCACGGGAGTAACAGTGTGAGAACTATGCGCTAATGAAATTGTGGAGCTTATTGCCGAAGAACCACCCGAGGTTCCTCCCATCACCGGAACCAGACGAAGTGCCCTATCGTTCATCCAGTTAGTTTTTAGCCATCCGACTGGCGCAGTCTCCTGGAAGAAGTACAACACCGCGCCCTGTGGCATCAGTCGGACTTTTGCGTGCGCGTCATTGTCGGCAAACTGATCGAAAGGCACTGTATCGATGTCAAGCCCATAACTAAAGTATGCGGTCAGATCCGTGTAGCCGGCAGTTGTGTCCTTTGAACATAGAATCACGTCCACGTAGGCAAGAGTTATGTCGGTGAGTTTTGATCCGGTCGTCCCGTGGTCGTGCGCTCCGCCCGCGCCCGTGGTGGGATCTGTTGATTCTGTCCAAGGGGAGGCGGCGTCATGGGGTGTAGTCCCCCTTTTCGCCTGTATCAGAAATGCTCCCCATAATACCGTGTAACAAGAAGACGCGTGCCCTGGTAGTCCGCCCTGGACATCCGCACCGGTGTCCCAATTGTGGCGATGGGGTTGGGTGTGCGTGTGGTTTGCGGCGGCGGTCATTCCGTGGGTGTGCGCAAGAGTGATGGCGTTTTCGATCAACTGGGCACCACCGCCGGTCACGCCTCCGCTTCCGCTGACCAGTCGGAGGGTTCGCCCCATCAATCCTGCGTCCGTCACCTTCGTCCAGCCAATCGGAGACGCGTCAAAGAAAAGAGTCTTGCACCCATCCTCCCAATCGTCGTTCTTGAGATGGGCGTCGTTTTCCGCAAGCGTGTCAAGTTCCGCCCAGTAGACCGGCCTTTTGTAAACAAATCGTCCCCTGAGGTCTGTGTAGTCCGCCATATCAGTACATTTTGTATCCTCTGCCCAAATAGCAGAAGAGTTTATCCTGGTCTGTCGCGCTCGCCCAATCGGACGCCTGCGGGCTGTAGCCGTCGCCCTCGTCTATCCGGCTGCCCAGATATCCGTAGAGCGTGTCGAGTGAAAGATCGCGCCTGGCTGTGATTTCTACATTAAGTGGGGATGCATCAAAGTTTTTGGTGATCTTCGATATCTCCGCCCCAACTCGTGTAAATCCATATTTGTCGTCTGTGATATATATTTTTTCACCGATCTCACTCAATAATCCATCGGCGCCCGTGATGAAACCGATGACTAGGGGCGGTTCTGCGTAGCGATCCAGCAACCGCGTCGCAAAATCTTCCACATGCGTCCCTCCGGACATATACCAGCGCGTGGTAAACTCCTCGGAGAGCTTCCCGTATTTTGTAATCGAGCCGGTGTCCTTCGCCACATACCAGCCATCATAGGTCACGTCTTCGTCCGAAAATTCCCATGAGTCCGTTTTCTTGTAGGTCACCCGGACATGGTTAATGATCTCGTTTACGGTTCGCGAATATCCAAAGTCTGTCATCTTTTCGGAATCGGCGAAAACACGGACGGAAGACTGAAAAGAAGGAGTCCATGTCCGGATGGTAATGCGGCCGTCCGCCGCGGTATAGAGGGAACCGAGGAAAAGCAAAAGCAAGTTCTCCAAAAATTCCTGTGCCCCCTCGTTGTAATCTACGAATCCCGTGAGCGTGAACGTTGACACCCGGTCGATGGCGTTGACGAAGGATTCGTAATCGATATCGGTGTTGGCATCGTCCTGCGTCGAATCCAGGTCAAGGACGCTATCGGCCCAAGCCTCGACTGTATTGGCGTCGTAGTTGTAGCCGGTTAAAACTGACCATATGATTTTTGCGGGGTTCTCTTGAGTCCATTCCGGATGCCGAAATGTCTGAAAGGTGAAAGCATCGTTGAGCGCCCAAGGCGTGGCGCCCGCGGTGATTGTAAATTTTAGTCCTCTCGCCGTTGAAGAGAACTCGGTTCCGCTGGTGGCTGGGCCAATGCTTCCGGAGACGGTTCCCACCACGGAGAATTTAGCCACTCCGTCCGCCCCTGGCGTCGTGCAAGTGACCGTCCAGGACTCATTGACGGTGGCGAACGGTTTGGTGTTAATCGCCGAACATGTTCCGTTCCCCACATTCGTTCCGCCGGCGGTAGGCGTTTCCTCTGATGGGCGCAAATGGAAATTTTCATCGATCACGCGGTGCATGAGATCACGGCACCGAAGCGTCACTTTCGACTCGTCGCTGTGCGCCACCAATTCGTCAATGTAGCCATAGCACATATCCATCAGAACTGTGGAACCGTCGGGCAACATAAATCCGACCGATATCCGAATCCTCGAAAAGTGGTACTGAACTCCGTAAAAAAGAGAGCCCGCCTTGTATTCCGAAAAATAGTCATCGTGATTTATCAGGGTGATGTCGAAATCCCCCGCCTGTATTTCATCTGGGGCACGCTCTTTTTCTCGTGTAAAGTTTCCGCCGGATTCGTAGTAATCCGAAATGTCCGTGACAGTTCCATCGACGGCGATGTGTTCCACCTTGATTTGAGGAGTGGAATCGCGGAGCCTTGCCATCTCATTGAGGAAATCCTGCTCCTCGGTAGAGCCGGCACCACCATAAAGTTCTGGACCATATAAATGTGGACCGTACAGTGTCATCGAATACCTTCTATGTTATTGACATGATCCGCCAGTATCGACGCGTTTGTAAGAACCGCATGTCGTCGTTCCGGTCGAAATACAAAGCATTCCAATCGTCGTGTTTGTGATGTAGCCCATCGTAATCGAAGGCGTTGACGCCGCAATTTCCGGTGACGACATCTGACTCATCAATAGAAGTCCATCGTATGTCAACGTCATCCGTGTCGTCGAGGCCGTATTAAAAGTAATCGTTCCGTTCCCCGACGCGTCACCAGCATTTATCGTAAGTTTTCCAGGCAAGGATCCATGCTCGTTACCATACAGAGTAATCCCCGCTCCACGAGATTGAGACATCGAAATCCCACCAGACCCTATTGACAAAGCCTTACTGTCGGACCCATCAACCGTATCGGTGTGTATTACTCCGAGCGCCCCCGTAAATTGTAATCCAGTAGCACCATAAGAACCACTAACAGTGAGGGATGAACACATAATGTTCCCAGCCACGTCAAGCGTTGACTGAGGGTTGGAAGTCGATATCCCGACATACCCATTTTCATCAATTCTAATTCGCTCAAGCGAGTTGGTCTGCACAATTACCGAAAGAGCCCCATTAGATTCGAGCGAAAGTCCAAGTGTGTTGGAACCAGTAATTAAACCAGCGGTTGTCCCGTTGTTGTCCAATCTCAATACAGGATTAGAAGATGGACTATTTATTCTGACTTCATCTTTGTATACATCTAACCCATAAGCAGGATTAGTTGTCCCAATCCCGACATACCCTGTATTTGTTACCGTCAACCGATCGTAAAATGTTGTCGAATTTGTGCTTGACGCCAAATTCCAATAGCTCTCAGTTGAACTACTCGTCTGGACGACATTTGCTCTCCAATCATTTCTGAAAGCGCTCGACGTATATCCGTTCGCGCTCCAAACAAGTCCGTGGGAATTGGTTTTCCCGTTTGCGACTAAATTGTTAGGGTGAAGGATAACCATGTCGTATGCTTCATAGTCCGTAACAGTCTCCCCTGTTTTTTGAGAAAACTCGCCAAACACTACAGAGCCGATACGTCCTACCGGATGTGGTTGTGAACCGGGCTCGGTTAGGTAGCCCAGTATTTTCATTGACTCGACGTTGATTCCATTTGTGTGGTCGGCAACGGAAAATGTAATCGGATGCGCATTTTCACCTTCGCCGCTTTCCTGGTGGATGGAATATGCTTGGTGCCAGTAGGAGTCAAACCCCATCATGAAGCGATGATAAGGGCTTGAAGCCCCACCGTCTCCTTTTCCATAGACCTGTAATTCTGTTACCCCCGGATCGGCCCATGTTTCCGATGGGCACCGAACATCAAAAGCCGTTCGTGATCTGCCAGAAGCATAAAGCCCCGTCAAGGAGAGCGCCATTTCCGTATCGCCTGTATTTAAATAAACTTTTGCGAGAGGGGTACTGGCGTCATCCTCAAATTGAAACTGACCATTCTCTAGAAGAATGTTCCCATCCTTGACATGCAGTTTTTCTTGTGGCGTGCTTACGTTAACGCCAAAATCCCCAACGGAAGATAGGGTCACCCTTTCAACAAATGGATCCGAGTCGATACGGTTGCTGATAGTGAACCGGGATGCACCGGCACTGCTCACCATGACGTTGCTGAGCCGAACATCGGAACGATGGGCAACAGAATCATATCCGTTCCCTGAAAAAACAAGACCATGACTGTCCTTATATCCTGAAGCGATGAGGTCGTTGGGATGAAGAATAACCATATCATAAGGATCATAATCAATCGCCGTCTCGCCGGTTTTTTGCGAAAATTCCCCGAACACCACTGAACCAATTCTTCCCACAGGATGCGATACGCTACCCGGTTCAGTCAACCATCCGAGAATTTTCATCGATTCTACGTTCACTCCGTTGGTGTGGTCGGCTAATGAAAAGGTTATTGGGTGTGCACTTTCTCCGGTTCCACTCTCCTCGTGCATTGAATAAAACTGGTTTCTATAGCAATTGAACCCCATCAGCAACCTATGATACGGACTCACCGCTCCGCCATCGCCAGTGCCATAGGTTAAAATCTCTGTCACTCCAGGAGAGGCCCAAGTCTCAGACGGCGGCCTCAAATCGAGGGCAGTTCTTGATCTTCCCGAGGCATACATACCTCTCAATGACAAAGCCATTTCTGTAGATCCCGAATTCAAGTCGACATGGACGAGATCCGTGCTTGCCGCATCCGCAAATGATAGGAGTGAGTTTTCATACCGGGCAGTTCCGTCAAGAATGTGCAGTTCCTCCGTTGGCGCGGTTGTTCCGGCGCCGAAACGATTGCAAACAATCTGGCTGGATGAGTAAATGCTTCCGCCCACGTCGAGCGTGTGCGCCGGCGTCGCGTTATTGATCCCTACGCGTACGTTGGTTGTGTCGATGTGGATAGTACTCCCCTCAAGAAAATAGCTCTCGATCGCTTTGACCTCATCCTTGAGAACGTTGTGATGCGCGGCGATGATGGACAAATAAATCGATTTCCCGGAGGCATGCGTTGTTGCGGACGTCCCGTCGGATCCACGGGTGCAGCCCGTGAAACTGACTCCCGTCTTAGCCGTATATTTGATGGCTTCGTTTTCGATGAGAATATATCCCACCGACGGAAAATTGGCCGTGGTTATAGCACTGATTATGGGCGTCGATGCGCTGATCGTAACGGACAACGTCGTATAACAATTATTGACGGCCACATAAAGATTCGCGTCCGTGCTCACGGACGCCGGAAAGTTCGCCGTCGCAAATGCAATTCCAAAAAGGGCAATGCCTACAACACCAGCAATAATTAGTCTCTTCATTTTCAAACCTCCTCAAGCTCGACCGTTCCGGTCATGAGATCTTCTCGCCCGGCCGCAAACATCGTCAGCGCGGGGTCTTCCGTTACCTGTACTTTCCATATTTTCGTGACATGGTCGCGACCATTGTCTGTGTTTGCCACCAGGAAGAACGTCTTGATCTCTGTGTGGAACCGGCAGAACTCACGGAACTGCTCATGATGCATGAAACCGTCCTCTGGAAATTCGAGGGTAATGATTCCTTTCGTTGTCAGGTATTCGCTCAAAAGTTCGCCTTGACGGTTGCGAATTTTAACCCGATTGATAGAACTTTCCACGACGGTATGTCTTGGGGCTACCTCTAAAACATAGGCGTCCGTAACGTCGTCCGGATCCACCAAAGCCCATCCGCCCTGCGCAGGCGTATAACCCGCCGTGAGACCGATGTCCAGCCAGTAGGAACCGACTTCGCTCCAGGCCGACCAGGTCGTTCCGGAATCGGTCGAATATCGCCAGCGCCAATACCGTTTTGCGTCGTCCGCGCCGGCGTCCGTAAAGGAATGTGTTGAGGTGCCCAATGCGTTGCTCGACTCAAGCGCTACCCTGAAATCGGGGTAGACGCTCACCTGAATGGAGTAGAGGTTGGCGCCGACCACGTTATCCCAGTCCAAGACGATCGAGGTGGTGTGGAAAATCGCCGCGTTTTCTGCCATTTAATTGCTCCTCCCTCTGCGCCGGGTGAAAGGTCCCTTTGAATTGTAGTCGGTGAACCGACGGATTTCCGGGACAAGGGTCTCCCGTACGAGCTTCTGCATCTTCGACGGACTTCCCTCAATGAACTGGCCGGATATCTGGACGGTGATGTTCGTCCCGCCGCCCATTGCGCCGGCCATTTCTCTTTTGGCGCGGGGGTCGTTGAGCGGGATGACCGCCTCCGCGCTCCCGCCCTCGCCGATGGTCGCGGTGACCCCGCCATCCTGAGGCATGACAACACCGCCCCTCGCAAGCTTCACTCCTACGATTTTCGCCACGTTCGCCATGCCCGCCGCGTAGACCGCCGCCGCCATCACAGCATTTGCAGGCGGCCAGGGCGTTGCGTTCAATGCCTTTGTCGCCGCCGCCAGGGTATCCATCGTCGCCATGCTGATCGCCGCCGCCTTCCCTATCGCCGCCAGTTCTTTGTTTTTCACCGACGACAACGTCGAAATCTGACCAAGAACGGTCTGTAAATTTTGCATCCTCAACTGATTCTGGCGGGTGAGTTCAGTGTTCTGTTCCACGCCCATCTTGACCGTCGCGTCTTTGAGGGTGGTTTCCTTAAGTAGGCGGGCGTCGTCAAATTTGCCTTGGTTTTCTAAGCGGGTAACTTGATCCAGAAGCTCCTTCTGTGCTGACACGTCAAGAAAGTTATTCAGGATCGACGACTGCGCCGCCGTGAACTTTGTCTGGAGAACAACCATCATGTCATTGCGGGTCGTATATTTTGCCAACATGTCCACTGTTTGTTTGTCAGTGTCTGCGGATTCCTTTGCCAATTTCTTTTTTCGTTCGTTCTCCTCCTCTTGATCCATCCGTTCCTTGAGGCGGTTTCGCACTTTATAATTGTTGACCGAATTATCTATAACTTTTTCTTCCTGACGACCCCACTGATTGAGTTTCGCTATCTGCTTATCGATGGCTCCGTTGACTTTTAACATTGCCGCTTCAACATTGATTCCGAAAAGTTTGAATATAGGGAAAAGAACACCGAACGCGTCGCCAATTACGGTAACCGATTTACTCAATTCCAACGCCGCCATTCCAAGATTTCTGAAAGACCCCTTAACGCCGTCAATCACCTGGAAGAGGACAAGTAGTCTCTGAATGTAAAAATTAAAGACGGGCATGAGGAGTTCGCCGATCGTCTCTTTGAGTTCGTCGAATTGGTTTGAGAGTGCGGCAATTTTTCCTATGGACGTTTCCATTTTAGCCGCTTCTGATCCCCCAAAACGACTGTTGACCGCCTTGATTGCTTCCGAAAACATCAGCGCTTTTGGTGTTCCATCAGCCAGGAGGTTCCCGATCCCTCTGATCGTCGGGTTTTCACCAATCGCCGCCTTACCCATTGCAAGAACTGCGATTCTAAGATCGATCCCGACTCCGGCGGACAAGTCCATTGCCGCTTGCAGAGCTTTCTTCATCTCGTCGCCCGTCAACCCGAATGTCGTTAGGAGGGACATCATCTCAAGAGAAGTTTCATGTGAATACGTTGTTGTTTTCATCAAGCTCATTGCGTATTCCTGGAGATCCTTGGAGGTGTTTGTTACCTCACTGCCAGCATTTCGTAGGGCAACTTCAAGTCGTCCTATTGCCAGTTGTTCCTCGCCGAAGGCTTTGATGCAGTCCATCCCGTAGCGGGCAACCTCCCCGCTGAATTTTTGGACGGCAGCAGAAATGAGGTTGCCCATGGCAACAGTCCCAGTTCCAAAACCGCCTACCTTGGTATTGGCCTCGTCAAGGCCTTTCTTGAGATCGGTCAGATCCGCCTTGATTGAGACTAAAAGTTCCCCAACGTCAAGAGCCATTTTCCCTCCACTTAACTTTCCCTTGCCTAACCGGTATCCCGGATCCTTGCAAGGTGTCCAAACTTTCTTTCTTTACATTGCTATAGTAGAAACGTTGCCCCTCTAAAACACTGGGCGGAGGAAGCTGGTTGATCAACTTCAGAAGCGCCTTGATCTGCGGCCACGTTCTTTCGTTGACTTGCTCCACTGTCCAGCCATACGCAACTCCGAAGGTGTGGTAAATTAGACCTTCGCCACCGGGACCTGACTCTCCATCTGGCCCCGGAGATGGACTAAAAAATCGGTCACGTCGTTGATCCGCGCCGCGTCCATAATGACTTTTCGCGCCATCGGAACATCGAAGTTCTCGTCGATCCACTCCTTCGTTAATCCCTGGTTTGGAAAAAGAATCGGAGCAATCTCAACAAACTTGCCCGCGATGATTGGCGGGAGAGTTTGAACAAAAGCCACAGGGTCTTTAGGGCCCGCTTGCATTAAACTAGCCCCCGCACTCTCGACAACCTGCAAGGCTTTCTTCAACTGGCCCAAAGTCAAGGGCTTCATCATCAGAATCTTGTCTCCAACCACGTACGACAATGTTCTATCTTCGAATGCTTCAGGCATTTGATTCCTCCTTGAGAGCTGAATGCTTCTCAAAAAATCGCACCCGATTTTCCTGCATCTCCTCGGTGTGCTTTTTGTCCACACGAAACCCTCTGTGGAAATGGTGGACGTGAACACGTCGGTCAACGCCCAACAACCATCCCAACTTCGAGAGTCGAATGGAAAAATCTTGATCCTCGTAACCCCCACCGCTGAACTGTTCATCGAACCCATCTGTATTTTCAAACGCCTCCCTCCGGATCAGCATACAGAATCCAGAAAGACGTTCGACTTTTTTGACCATGGATTCTTTTCGCCCGACTTCCTGCTCAGGTATTGCTACGTTGCTGATCGGGCCGACAGCCCCGTAGTTATCCGATTGAATTGCCTCCAACAAACGAGTCAGCCAGTCAGGTTCCACAACCGTGTCCGCATTGAGAATCAGCCCGTACCGAATGTTGGGAAATCGGAATGCATGCCGAAGTCCGAGGTTTACTTGCGCCGCAAAATTGAACGGCTCATCGTATCGAACAACTTCGAACGGATGATTCTGGGAAAGAGAACGGAGTTGTTTTTTCGTTCGAAGCCCAGACAGATTATCCACCACCGTCAAAGTGTATGGTGGGAAGGTGAAATTCAACACACTGTAAAGGCACAGTTTGAAGAACTTCATTCCATCCCGCATCGGGATCACAATCCCGACAGAATTGAGCGGGGGGTCTGCTCTAAAGGGACTGGTAGAATGCGGCCAGCCGTTGTCCGATAGCTCGATCACTCCAGACCTCCATCATGAATTTACGGGAAATTTCCCCAATACTACGCCGATGTGCCTCGCTACCTAATAACCCAATCAATCGAGTTTCCAACTCTGATTCGTTCGTTGCAATCACCCACGGGATTTTTCCTAACTCCACTCCAAAGAATTTCATTATGGCGTCCAGCGTATATTTGGATAGTCCGGCAATCGTCGGCTTGCCCATCGACAACCCCTCAAGGCTGGAGAGTCCGTAGTAGCCCTGCATGTGATCGAAGACGACGTGGGCGTTTCGCTTGTGACGAATGGCTTGCTCGTGGTCAACGCCCTGGATGTTCATGAGAAAACTGTTCGTCTCCCCGCCGATCCGCTTCATGATGCTCTGAATCTCGTTGACATTTTTGAGAAGCGCGTGCGTAGGCATGTGGCAGACACAGAGTCGTTCGCTCCCGTCCGCCATCATGAGCGGGCGGTCGCTCGCGCGGGGGAGGTATCGGACGTCGTTGATCGGGACGCAGTTCGGAAAGTAGGAGACCTCCGAATATTCTGGCTGATACATCTCTTCCAAGTCCGGCGTGGAGCATAGAACCTTGACACCCAACCTCTTGTAGTGCGCCGCGTTCTCCTTGACGTTGTTCCGCTCGAAGGGATGGCCGTGAATGTGGCAGACCAGCTTCTTGGACGGGTAGGCCTTGAGGGTGTCGGCGACAATGAACTTGCGGAAGGTTCCCCGCTTCTCCATGTTGACGGGAATTTCGAAGTCCTCGTGGACTTTATGGAGGTGAATGACATCGGCCTCGCGGAGCAGAGCCTCGATCTCGTCCCCACCGTCGTAAATTCCGCCAATGTCCGTCGGAAAATTGAATGCGTTCGGAACGGTAGTGATGAGCCGCGCCCTGTGAGGCGTGTGATAATTGATTGCGTTGACGAAGTTTAGAACGGAACCCGCAGGATCCGTCGTTGTGATGTGAAGTATTTTCATTGTTCTCTCCTTTGGAGGATTTTAGGGAGGTGCAATACAACTGACTCTCCCTCTTGAATTTGTCGACCGCAGTGCTCCAGCAAAGCGTCTTCGAATTTCTGGGTATAAAACCCTGCCGCCCCGAGGATTCCGCCTTCGGAACAGTCCGTGAAAGAAACGTTGACAAAAGAACCGACAAGTTCAAAAAGTGACTTCCTATATAATTCAAGTTCCGGGTCCACCATAAACTTTTTGCCTTTGACCTCAATCTCGTACGCCTGTTTAAGCCGCAAATCGTTGTCGTAAAGGATCCTGCATTCCTTCGGTTTCCAGAAAAAATGTTCCGCGCCGTCGTCGAACCATTCAAAATCCTGGCACCGGTACTTCCAGGTTTCACCGACCTTCCCATAGCAGAGGTCCATGCCGATGGCAATGATCTGTTTGCATCCCATCTGGTAAGCCAGGAGGGTCGCCGTATTGCCGACAGTCCCATGCACACACATTTCGCCCTGGCATGGGAAAACGGTCGGCAGAACAATGTCCATGAACTCGATCCCAGGGTGAACCATGTTGAAAAAAATGATCGGGCCTTTCCACGCCGCCAGCGTCCACGGATGTGTCGAAGTCGGGGCAACCAGCACAATGTCATGGGTGTCGACGTCCTTGAAGAGAACTTCCTGAACGTCGCTTGCATCCACATTGACAACGATGTGGGGTTTAATTTTTCGGGCAGTCAGGGGGCGGAGAGCGGCGTCGGTTGAGATAATGATGCAGTTCCTTTGGAAATTGATGAGCCGTTCGACCGTATGGTCGAGGCTTGGGCCGATTCCAACGACGACGGCGGGCAGGCCCTTTGCCGAGGACTTTAAGAAAGAAAGTCCAGGAGAATTGCGGGCTATTTCAAAATTAAGATAGGAGTTTCGAATCCAGGCGGGGAGCCATTTCTCAAGGATGGCGCGGTTAGCACCTTTCTCCCCAGGCTTGTGCGCCTGGACCTGCCCCGAGAATATATTGGCGCCGGCGGATTTCAATTCTTCCAACTGTTTTTCAATGAGAGTAGGCGTTTCGTTTTGCATTTGCTCTATTCTCTCCTTTCTGTGCGCTCCGCTTGCGGGCGCGGGTTTGAAACTTACGACGCCACTTTCGGGGATTCTTCGATGATCTCGAAGAGATTCCGGCCTTCGGGTTTCGTCAGATCCACGAGTGCCTTGAAGCCGATCTGGTGGAGCGTGTAATTCCCAGAGGACTTTTCGTTGAACGGGAGGGTGATGTCGGAATTTGACATCGCCTTGTAGAAGGTGATCTGAATGTGTTTCCCATTCGACTGCTTGTGAACGAAGTTCAACTCGAAGGTCTCCGGCGCGGTCTTCTCGCCACCAACCCGGACGGCATTGGCGTTCGCGTCGAGGAAGTCGTATTCCACAACCACGTACTGCTGGTCGGCAATGGTTCCCGCTGAAACACGGGACACCGCGCTGACCGTGGCCGAGAAGTCGGTTCCGGATTTGTAAGATGCCGATCCCCAGGTTCCCGAGGCTCCAACCGTTGCGCGGTCGAGTTTGCTCACTTTGAGCGAACCCGTGCACGCGGTTTTCGCCAGTGCAATGGCCCCCGTACCAGACATCTTGATAACCTCTTGGTTTCGGAGACGGAAACTCCCCGAGGAGACGGCTTCAGCAACTCCGAAGGCTCGTCGCAACTGACTCACCTTGAAGTCGCATAGCTTGGCCGTCAACGTGGCCGCTTCGGACGTGCGCTCGCCTTTCACATCGGCGATGCAATTACCCGGACGTTGGTAAGCGTAGTTCGGATCGTACTTGAACTCGACGCTCTCCTTTACATTCCCGACGAAAACGTCGTTGATGTAAAGGTCACCTGGTCCGAGAAGTAACCTTTTTGGCTCTGCGTATGGCATGATTCTTTCCTCCTTCTAGACCGGTGCTTGAGAGAACCGGCAGATTGCAATTCTGAAACGAATCCTTTTTACCTCGACCTGGAGAGGGGTGTCAAACTCATCCCCGCCTTCCCAGTCGAACATGCAACTCTTTATTCCCACGTCCGTCGGCGTAGGGAATTGGTACCCTTCCAGTAAACGACGGATCCTGTCCTTGATGGACTCAGCCTTGTTGGAATAAATATTGAATTGGTAAAGTTCCACGTCCGTCAAGAAATCCACGAATCCTGGGACAACAGAAACATTTGAAAATGTCACGGTGCCGGCATCGAGAGGGAGGACGTTTTCCTGGGCATGACGAATCCGGCCTGACGCTCCAAGCAAATTTTGGAGGGTCGTGTCGCCCGTCAACCTCGTGTAAATTGCCTTCTCTACCGATTCCATTTTATGCTCCCGTTTGTTTCAAAGCCTGCCGCGCCCGATTTTGCAGTTCCTTCGTGTTGGCGAAAAGCGCAGGCTTCATAAAAGGGTACGCACGATTCCTTGAGGTTCCATCCTCGACAAAACTTGCGTACGGCATTCTCGCTTCTACATCTCCAGAAATCATATCGTTGGAAATCTTAACTTCACCCTGTTGAATACTCGCTTCCAGTCCGCCGGTTCGTGTAACAAATCGATCGCTTCGATGCGCGTCTGCTCCGTGTTTCGTCCGAGCATGTTCTGTGACTTTTGTTTGAACAATCTCCACCGCCGTAACCAGTCGGTCGACCAGGTCTTGCTTGAACTTCGACAGGTTGGTGACTAGCTGCTCTCGGCCGAGAACCGCCACGCTCATCGTTTTACCCTCCGCATCATAACGACGTTGTGCGTTGGATTTTCCTGGATGTCAAGAACGTCGTACTCGTAGGTGTCTCCCGTCGGAAGTATTCGATCTCCGGAGAGAACGCTCAACGTCTTTCTGGCAAAAGCCACGTGGGTTGTTTCTTCCAAAACTCCGGGAAGATCGCGCCGATAGTTCCCCACATTCGGTTGAATCCAGATCGTCCCAGAGGTCTTGTTGACGAACGTACCGGAAAACCGCCCGCTCCCGTTCAAACTTCCCGAAGCCCGTGACACGACCGAGGCGACCCCCCACTCCGAGATCAGCCCGGAGATGTCCAGCTTTGCTTGATCGAGTTGAGACCATGGCATCAGAGATCCTCGTTGATATAGGTGTTAAAATCTTCTCCGAAGGCGGAGAAATCCGTCTGGAGAGTTTCGATCACTTCTTCTGGTTTAGAAGTAATCCTTTTCAGAATCGATTCACGAAGCTTCATCAATTGGTCAAGCTTTTGACTCGCTGTGATTTTGACTGTCCCGTTCCCACCGCCCACTTGATAATCCACCTGAGGATTTTCAACCAGGGCTGAAATTTTCAGATCAATCCTGGTGAGAAGAGCGGAGTAGTGGGCGGTGGTATCGGACATAACTATTTCTCCCTGATAACGTCAACAACCACTGCCGCCGATGCTCCTGGCGCCATTGCCTTCAACGCACCCTTGTATGAAAAATTAGGGCCGTCGAAACAATAACCGCTGGGGCTGGTTCCGGAGACAGTTCCTGGCAGACGGAAAGTTCCTGTCGTCGCGCTCGTCGAGAACGTAGTGTCAGCGTCGCCGATCAGGATATAATCCGTCGTCGTGTTAATGAGGCACGTCTTCTTCGCCTGAGGATCTGCGGACAGAAGAGTCGTTGCAGTACTCGTGGAAACCGCCACACGCTTGCTCGTGGAGATGGTGACGGCACCAGATTCAGCCCGCAACTGCCCCGCAAAAGCCAAGAGCAGGAGAGGGATCAATGCGTTGAGCTTGCGCATGGCTTTTCTCCTTTACCAACCAGTGGGAGCCAATGCTCCGTTGTAGATCAACCCAAAGGACGCGCAGTTGGTGATGCCCGTCGATACGATCATCGCCAGGTTCGTCTCATCCCAATACATCTGGCCAACTACCGTGGGGGTGGAGGCCTTCAACTCCGTCTCAGTGGCGGAATACGGGTCGCTTAGAATAAGTCCGCCGCTCAATGTTAACGTGCCCGATATGGTCGCGTTTGTGGCTATAGTCACATCCGCGCCGGTCGAAGTCATGTTTCCATTGACGTTCAGCGTTCCGTTGGCGGTTAGTGTAAGACCGTCATCTAACGTAATCGCCGTAGGTGTGAACGAGGAAATGGCCGTCGTAAGCCCCAGGTAAAGGGTCTCGTGAATGGCCGCATCGTCTACAAGAGAATCTTCTGACGAAACAACTCCGCTGGCCGAGACATCCCCCGTCACGCCAATGTGAGTGGAGATGGTGATCGATGCTGTATTCGATCCCACTGTCCCATCCAATTTCGTCGGGCCGTTGACCGTCAGTGTTAACCCATCGTCCAAAGTAAGGGCGGTCGGGGTGAAGGTGCTGATGGCCGTGGTTTGACCCATCAAAATTCGGTGAGTGAATGATCCAGACGACGCGACGGTCGCATAATTGCTTCCCGTCACGGTTCCACTGACCGAGAGGTCTCCAACCACAGAATTGGTGGATCCCACCGTCAGGCGGGTCGTCCCGTTCGAATCGAGGACGTCGTTCCCGCCGAGTTTGAGGTCGGTGCATTTCAGATCACCTGGCATTTTTGTTGCCAAAGCGTCGGTATACGCAAAAAGAGCAGAAGGAGAAAACCCGCCCATGAGCATATACCCGACGAGGAACATAGACAAAAATTTCTTTAACATTTGTTTCCTCCTTTAATCTTTCCCTCCCCCCGAGTGCTCAAGGGGGAGGGTTCCTGCACTCGGAAGTTTTAGGCTCCCGCGAACTCGATCACCCGATGGATGTCGTCGTATCCGCACCCACCGTAGATGCTGCCTTTGTACTCCGCGACGACGTCCTTTTTGAACCCATCTTCCGTCAATCCGCCTATCCGCTGGTAAGTCTCCAGAGGCCACACTTCTTCCCACCGCGCCGAGTTCTTGAAGTCACCCAAGAGCCAAGCGGTCGTGGAGGTAAAGTACGGGTTGAGGATCGGCTGGAATTTTCCACGTGCCGTGTTGACGTCCGATTGGGCCGCCGTTCCGATGGGGCCTTTCTCGTTGTTCAACAACTTGTCCACGGTGAATTCCAAGTCCGCAGGGTGCATGAGGACGGGCTTGCCAGGGAGAGTATTGATCTTCCTCCCGCGCTCGTCCGTCTTTTTTCGGTAGTACGTCAGCATGGTTTCGAACGCCGCCGTGCCGAGCGCGGTGGCCGCGCCGGAGTAGGAGTTCGAGTTGCCCCCGCTGAACATGTCGCCGAGGTCGTAGGCCGTCGCATCGAGGTCGATGAGGGTGCACATGATGACCTCGTCCTGCCAGCGGGCCAGTTCCGCGCCCACCATCGAGGCCTCGCCCATGATCTGGCCGGTCCGGTCAAAGAAGATCGCCTCTTTCG